ATGACCAGGCGCGAAATCGTAGCTGGCTGGGTGCAGGACGCGGTGGCCGACGGCACGGCGCGGGCCGCGATGCTCGCCTACGTGAAGGCCTACCAGCACGTCGGCGCCGACCGCACGCTGGTGGCCATGATCCCCGTCGTCCGCGAGCACCGATCGGACTGGCCGGATGACGACGTTGTCGAGCTGGCGATGGAGATCGCGAACTGGGCCGAAGCCAAGCACGGCCGCTGGCTGCGACGGGCGCGGATGGCGCCGGATCGGCCCTACTGGGAGCTGCAGGAGGAAGCTGCGGCAACCGTGCTCGAGCACGCGGTGGCCACGATGCTGCGCGACGGCACGGCGAGACGCGTGGTGCAGGCTTATCTCCTGGCGCTCGGGAATGGCCAGGACGCCGAGCGCGCGGCCGTGCGCATCATCGGCGAGCGCCACCCGTCCCTGACGCTGGGCGAGCCCGTACAGGCCTTGCAAGCGATCCTGACGTGGACCGAGACGCATCACGGCGAGTGGTGGCGCGCCGCCCTGCGCCGCGCCGCCGGCGGCGCCGACCTGCACGTTCGCGAACTCTATCAGACCGGCCACATGCTGGTCGCCGACTGCACCAAGCATCACAAGGGCGCCGGCCTGATCTTCTACGACGTGCGGCGCATCGAGTACCTGCTGAGCAAGGTCAACCCCACGGTGCACGAGGCGATGCGCCGGCTCTATTGCCCGTCGTGCCATATGCCGGTGACGGTGCGCGTCGTGCCGGCGAAGGCAGACCGCCAGTCCTGAAACGACAAAAGCCCCGCCGCCCGGGGTGACCGGGCAGCGGGGCAGTTGACGGCGTGTGGGCGCCGCCGGAGGAAACCAGTATCAGGTCGTGGGCGGGGGCGTGCGGTGATGGTCTTGCAACCCGTCCGCCGTCTTGCGGCACTCCTCGCCCACCGCGATCAGTTGCTCGACGTAGCGCGCCCTCGCCTTCTGGCCGGCCGAGGTCGGTACCGGATCGGGCTCGCGCGGGCACGGCACCATCAGGTGCGCCGACGGCCTACGGTCGACCAGCTTTGTCGCGGTCACGGTCTCGCTGGAGCTGCAGGCGGCGACGCACGAGCAGAGCGTCCATAGCAGGATCATCGCAGCCCTTCTCGGCCGCTTCGTCGATCGCACGGTTACGGTCACGGGAATCCTCCTCCAGCTCGCGCCGCTCGAGCGCGTCGGCGATCGCTTTCGCCTCGTTGATGATGACGTCCGATTCCATGCGCTCGATCGTGGCAAGGTTGGCGTCGTTGGCGTGGCGCAGCGTCGCGTTCTCGCGCACCTCGCCGCGGTAGAGCAGGCCGATCACGCCCAGCGCCGCGACAGACGCCAGGAGGAAGCCGCCGAGGATCTTGGCGAGCATCAGCCGGCCCGCAGCGCGGTGTGGAACGCCTTGGCCGTGGCGGCGATCGCGTCCGCGTGGTCGAGCCCGTTGATGATCCGACGGGCGTTCACCCAGTCCTCTTTCGTGTCGGTGAAGTAGTTCTCCAGCGCGACGCCGGTGAAGTCGCCGACCGAGCTTTCGCCCTTCGTCATGCCCTCGAACATCACCCTGGCGGCGATGTCCGGGTCCATCGCGAGATCGGGGTTGCCGACAAGGTCGACGCCGAGCAGCTTGCCCATCCTGGCGTAGTTGGCCTTCCAGGTGAGCTGTACGTAGCCGCGACCGCAGTATCGGGCGCCGTCTCCCGGCGTCGTGTTGCCCATAGACCGAGCGCGCTCGGGGAAAGCGCCCATCACGTCGTAGAGCCGCGTGACGTAGGCGTCGCCGCCCATCTCCTTGATCGGCCGCATCGTACGCGCCGTCTCGTGGAACGCCGTCCCGAGCATGTAGGCGGCGTAGCGCAAGTCGGTCAGGCCGCTGGCGTCCCATGCGTCGAGGATGGCGTTCATGCCGTCGACCTGCGACTGCGTCAGCGTGCCGCCGAACAGATGCTGGCGGACGTGCGGGAAAAAAGCATCGCGGTTGATCATGTGTCCTCTCTAGCGCCGTACTTGCCGCGCGAGCTCTTGCAAGCCGAGCGAGTTGGGATGGATACGGTCGGGTTGCGTGGCGCTGGTACGAATCACCGTGTCGCCGTTCTGCCGCGCCACGTCCCGCACCCAGCGCTGAATATCACTCAGCGCCACATTGCTGAGCGGATGGTTGCCCATGGGCTCGATCCAGTAGACCTCGCCCGCGGTCGTGCGGGCGCGCGCGGCCTTCAATTCGGTGGAAGTGCGCACGCCGGAATGATCGTTGGTGGCGAGGCTGAACACCACGCGCCTCGCCCGCAGCTCGCCCGGATACATCCGGTTGAACTGCCAGGTGTTGATGCCGCCCTTGCCGACAAGCGTGCATTCGGGAAGCACGGTCTTCATCTGCACGGCGATGCTGTCGCCAACGACGATGCAGGACGGGGCGCGGTCTTGATCGCTCGCGTGGCCAGGCGTGAACAGCCACGGCAGCAGCAGCAGGACAGGCAACAGGCGCATCGTTTTCTCCGAACGAAAACGGCGCCCGAAGGCGCCGCGAGGATGGGAAAGCCGCCGGTCACCCGAACGGCGACCAGGGCTCCGAGGCCCGCGACCGCTCGCAGCCGCGGAAGAAGTAGTGAAACAGCAACACGCAGGCCTCGCGCACGATGAGCGAGACCAGCAGCGCCTTCAGCGCCGCGCCGCCGTGCAGCGCGTCGGGCGCGAACTGCGACAGGCCGGCGACCAGGGCGGAGATGGACATGGCGCCCTGCGCCAGCGTCCACACCAGCCAGAGCGGATACGGCATGCCGACCTTGGCGCGCGTCACGATGTAGTGCAGCAGCGCGGCCGAGGCGGCGGCGACCATCATCAGCAGGACAGCGAAGCTCATGGCGTCACTCCTTCGGCGGCACGGTGGAGACGCGGCCGCGCAGGATCGTGCGGCCGACCTCGATCAGCTCGTTGCCCAGCAGGGCGACGATCATCGCGCTGAGCGCCAGCAGCAGCGGATTGTCGGCCGCCATGTCGAGGCGCTTCAGCCCTTCCTGCGCGCCGCCGACACCGGCGACCAGGGCGACCAGCCAGCCGATAGCCAGCGACCGCGGCGATGGCTTGGGCGCCACCGTCTCCATCGCGCGCAGCAGCGTCGCCGTCGCGCCGATCGCCGCGCCGGCTACGATGGCGACAAGCGCCACGGTATCAGGCGTCATTCTTCCCTCCCCGGCGCCGGCACGCGGCGCCTCGCGTCACGGGTTGAAGGCCCGGTGCAGTGCCGCCACGGCGTACGTCGCCATGCCGGCCGTCGCCTCGCGCATGATCAGCGCGCCGTCGGTGGTGGCGTCGATCTCGATCGTGCCGCCCTGCGCGAGCTGGTCGGCCAGCTTCTCGCGCCGCTGCGCCTCCTGGCCTTCGACCATGCCGCCCGCCATCCGCATCATCACCGCCGTGGCCATCAGTCTGCCGAGGCTGCTCGGCGGATTGCCGGTGAAGCGATCGCTGATCATCGCGTCGAGGTCGATCTTCATGCGGTCCTCCTTCAGGCGTCTTTGGCGCCGGCGAAGCGAGCGGCCTGCCGGGCGTGGTCGTAGAGCATGGCGCGGTCGAGATCCTCGGCCGACACGTCGTCGGCCAGGACGAAGCTGAACTCTTCCTCGCGCATCGCCTGGGCGCCGGCGCGGCGTGCCGCCTCGCTGGCATAGCCGGCGAGCGCGTAGTGGACATTCGTCGGATCACCGAAATCGATGCGCACGCGGCAGACTCGCCAGTAGGTGGCCGCCACGCCGATCGGCGTGGTGATGTCTTTCAGGAATGCCATGGACCGCTCCTCGATCAGGTGAAGGCCGCCGACGCCACCCAGGCGCCGTCATAGGCCATCAGCTTCTTGTTCGTGCTGTCCCAGACCAGGGCCACCTTGCCGACGCCCGCGCCCGTGACCGCGCCCGTGGCGACGCCGGCGCAGCTCGGCACCAGGATGTGACCGGCGGTCGCGCTGGTGGCCAGCGCCGCGCCGGTACCGAGGATCAGGTTCTCGCCGGTCGAGCCGACGCGCGGGTTCGCGCCCGACGCCGCACCGGTCAAAGCGACCTGGTGCGCCGGACTGCCCGTATGCAGCACCTGCACCTGAGAATCGTTGGTACCGTTCGTCATCAGACGAAGGGGCTGCGTGCCCTTCGACGACACGAACAAGCTGATATCGGCGCCGGGGCCGGCGGCGCAAAGAGCGGGCGTGTTGTTGGCGAACACGATCAGCCCGTTGAGCGACGCGCCGCCGGAGCCGATCTGGAACGTGTTCGCCCAGGCGTTCTGCGCGCTGCCCGAGCCGCCCTGCGCGGCGGTCTGGAAGACGAAGCTGCCACCGTACTGATTGCCGGTGCTGCGCGGCGCCTGGAAGATGACGTTCGGCGCACCCGTGTTGGTCGTGCCCGCGACCACGCCCTGAAACGAAATCGTCTGCTGCACCGGCGCGGCGGCGTCGGCGGCGCCGAAGTTGATGCCGGCCGCGGCGCGGCGCGTGATGAAGGTATCGACCGCCGCGCCGATGCCGCCCGCCGTGAAGGCGAAGGCCGCCGCCGAGCCCGCCTTGAAGCCGGCATGGATGCCGCCCAGGCCGGCCTTGTCGACCGTGAACAATGGCGTGCCGGCGACGCTCCACTCCGCCAGCAGCGAGCCCGCCGCCGAGGCCGTGTCGGTGATCGCGATCGTGCTCGCCTTGAACGTCGTGCCGCCGCTGTTCCACGTCTGGCTCAACGCCACCGGCGCCGAGGCGGTGATGACACCCGCTGCGACGGCGAGCGTGCCGGCGACGCTCAGCAGGCCGGCGGTCACAGCCGCAACCGCGACGCCCTGGATGACTGCCTGCACCGTGCCGGCGAGGAAATTGACGCCGGTGGTGGCTTGCAACTGGCTGCGCAGCGATGGCGCGCCGACGGTGCCATAGGCCAGGCCTACGGTCGCGAAGACGGCGGCCGTCGTCGGCAAGCCCAACGCCATGCCGGGCGGGATCTTCCTGACCTCGCCGCCGACGATACCGACAAGGCGATCGTCAGCGGTGAAGGCTACGGCATCGTCTTTGTCCGGCAGCATCATGGAACGTCACCATCGCGGAACGGCTCGCCGTTCTCGTCACAGAGGATGTCGCCGGCCTCGTCGGTGAGATAGCGCCGCTGCGCCGGCGTGAGGTCGACCCGTGCCGTTTCGGGCACGCGCCAGGCGAGGATGCTGCGCGTGTCGTAGGGGCCGGCCTTTTCCGGCCCGGGCGCGGCCATCAGGCGGCCGGCAGCGCGTCGAGCGCCGCATCGAACGCGACCACGGCCGAAGTGATGGTGGCCTCATCCGCCGACGCCACGATGGCGTGCTTGGCATCGAGGCGCGCCGTTTCGATCAGAGCCGCGATGCGCGGCCAGGCCTCTGCTCGCGCGCGCCAGATCGCTGCGATCGCGGTGCGTGTCTGGCCGGTTCGGGCCGCTTCGGCATCGAGCAGCGGAAACTCGATCAGTGCTCCAGCACCGCTACCGGCACTGAAGTCGATCGCTTCCCGACGCTTCGCCTCGTACACCGCCGCCATGCCGGCGCCGGGCGTGAGGAAGCGCAGCCGCGCAACCTCGGCGCGACCGTCGACCGCGACTACGGCCAGGCGCCGCTGCTCCCGCAACCACGCGGCCAGCGATACCGGGTCGACAACCCACCCGTCATCGCGCCAGACATGCCGCGCGCTCGGCCGCGCGATCGTCGTCACCTCGGCGGGCACCGGACCGACAGCCGTGATCTCGCCGGCCTCGCCGGTCTCCTTCAGCCAGATGCGGCAGCCGCGATGATCCTCGACCTGCGCCCAGGCGGTGCCGTTCCACACGATCGCCTTGCCCGACACTGGCGCCGGCGGCGGCTGTGGCGTGGTGTGCGCCGGGAAGAGATAGACATCGGGCTCGAGGGGAGATTCCTCGGCGTTGGTGGCGCACAGGTACTCGCCCGTGTGCGGGTCGAACCGAAAGGCCGGCGTCGACTTGCGCATGTCGGTGTCCATGATCGACCTCAGATGAAGCGAACGAAGGCGTTGACGGCGACGTTGCGGCCGCGCGTCTCGGCGGCGATGCGCGGCGTGCCGTTGGTGCCGTCGGGTCGCGGCGCCCTGATCGAGAAGACCGCGCCGGGCGTGCCGCCGTTGCTGCCGGCGGCAAGCTGCCCGGAGCCGGGTGCCAGCGCGTTGTAGGTCGCGATGTCGTTCAACGCGCCGGTGCCGTGCTCGACCTGGTGCCAGTGACCCTGCAGCGCGTCGAGCTGGAACGAGCGCAGCGTGCGGCCCGCGTCGATGCCGCGCGCATCGTCGAAGATGCGCATGAACTCGCCGCCGAGCAGCGGCAGGTTGAAGGTGTTGACGCCGTCGCCGGCGCCGAAGGTCTCGCCGTACTGGGCAAACAGCGCGGCATAGGTGACGCGGTTGATCGCGGCGCCATTGGGCCGCAGCTCGTTCGCCGCCGGCGACGAGCGGAAGGTGATGTGCAGGTCGCCGACACCGCCACGGCTGAACTTGGCGTTCAGCGCCGCCAGCAACTGCGCGTCGTTGCCCTTGTCTGCCGTGAGGCCGGCATCGGTGATCACCGCCAGCAGCTCGGCCTGGATCATGTTGAACCAGTCCGGCGTGACGATGGTACCCGGCCCGTCGAGCGTGCCGCCGACGCCGTAGTTCTTGAACCAGCCCTGCGTGCCGGCCGCGCCATAGGCGGGCTTCACCGGCACCGTGTTCGGGCCATCGATCCTGAACATCGCATCACCCCAAGAAAGCGTCGGGGCCGGTGTGCGAGCACCGGCCCTTCGGAAACGAAACGGATGGGAGGATTGAAGGCTACGTCATGGTCACCTCCATCGCGGCGATAGGCTCACGCCGGCCGCGTGCGGCGGTGCGCCGGCATCTCGCCATGCCGACACGATCGGGTCAGGCCGGGACCGTCACCGTCACCAGCGTGTGTGCCTGCGCCGCGCGGCGGATCAGGCAGATCAACTGGTCGAGATCGGGGAAGGTCCACAGCGGCTCGCCGGCGGCGCTCGCGCCAGCCGTGAAGTGCTCGAAGATCTGATCGCCGACCACGACTTCCCAAACGTGATCGTCCTCGCCCACGGGGTCGCCCGCGGCCGAGACGCCGGCGACGAAGGTCAGGCGCTCGCGGATCTCGACCTCGTAACCCAGCGATGCCGCCAGTGCGACGAAGAACGGTGGCGTCGGATCGGCGGCGCCGAACAGCGTGTCGGTCACCGCCAGACGGCGCGCGGCGGCGGTGCCGGGCAACGGCCGGCAGGGATCGGGCAGGCCGGCGACCGTCTCCCAGTCGGGCAGCATCTCGGCCGCCGTGCCGGGGAAGCTCTCGTAATCGAGCAGTTGCAGCGCGCGGCCATGCACGCGCGCACGCTCGAGCGCGATGGTCTCGACGATCCTGCCGATATTGGAGGTGCGGTCGCGCGGCCAGGCCTTGCCCGGGGGCAAGAGATCGGCGGTCGCGGCGAACCACTCCTCGAGGGTCGGACGGGGAGCGCGCATCGCTACGTCACCGTCAGCGTGCCGGGCACCGCGATCTGGCCCGCCGCCACGACCGTCGTGCCTGTGACCAGCGTGTGGCGATCCTCGCCGGCGGCGCGGCTGATGGCCTCGCCGGTCCAACTCGGTACGATCGACACGCCAGGCGCGGCGCGGCGCCACAGCATGTCGGCCAGCTCCAGCTCGATCTGCGCCCGCAGCGCCGGCGTGTCGCCGACCAGGCCGCTGATCGTCACGGCGTGCGCCACCGGCACCAGGGCGGTGACGAAGATCGACGCGCACACCGGCCGGCTGGCCGCCAGCGCGTCGAGCACCATGCGCTGGTCGCCCGAGCCTGACGATGCCAGGCCGGCGCGCCGCGTCGCGTTCGTTCCCTGCGGAATGCCGTGCTGCGCCGCGCGGATATCGTCGAGCATCGGATAGAGCGTCACGGCGCCGGGCGTCGGCGTCGCTTCCGCCGTCCAGATGCGGGTCACGCCGTTGATCGCCAGCGCCCAGCGCTGCCAGTCCAGGGCATTGCCGCCGCGCGACGGCTCGCGCAAGGCGCGCAGGATGCGCAGGCGCAGCGCGCCATCGGTCTCGGTGTCGGCACCGCCGGCGATCGCCGTGGTGACCATCACCGTGTCGGCGACGCCCAGCGGCGTCGTGACGAAGCGCAGTTGCGTGCCGTCGCCGGTATCGCCCGAGGCGCCACCCACGACGGCGCGCACCGCGGCGTCCATTTCGCCATCGACGAAGACCAGCGGGTCTTCCGTGGCGAACTCAACGCCGTCGCCGCGGCGCAGGATCGTGCCTTGCGGCACCTCCGCCCCCACCTCGCCCTCGATCGTCACGATGCCGACCGAGCGGACCGAGGCCTTGCGGGCCACGGCCTTCAGCGCGCCCCAGCGCTCGAGGTATTCGACCTCGTTGCGGTCGGGCAGAAGCTGGGTCGCCTGCCAGTCGAGGAAGGCGAGGTCCTCGAAGCTCGCGCCGGCGATGACCGCCGACAGCGCGCGCAGCCCGTTCACCCGCAGCCCGGTATCGGCGCCGGGAAAGCGCGAGGCGAGATCGGCCGCGACACGCTCGCGGATGGTCGGCAGGGAAGACCGGTCGAAGCCCATGTCGTGCTGTCCCGCTCCTATTGGCCCAGCTCGTTCCACGCGAGGTCGTAGCGACGGTCGAGCAGGCGGCGGTCGCCCTTCCAGACGACGATGTGCAGGTCGAGGCGATCCATCGCCCTGGCGTGCCAGGTTCCGGTCACCTCGACCTTCGAGGCGACCCGCTCGTCGACCAGCCAGGCCAGCGCCTCGCGGGCGTACTGCTCGTAGCGCAGCCGCGTCGGTTCCGTGCGCTTCTCGCGCGCCAGCAGCCACAGGCGCGAGCCCATGTGCTGCGCCAGCGGCAGGCCGGAATCTCCCCACCAGCCGCGCCGGTTCGGCGTGCCATCGGGGATCGGATCGCTGGCATCGGCGAGCCGGTCGGTGAACAGCGACAGCGTCACCGCCGTTTCGAGATGGCGGCCCGACACCAGGTCGCGGCCGGTCGCGCCGGCCGCGAACAGGAAATCGGCCGCGGCGTCCCGCGGCCGCCAGATGGTCGCGACCATGATCACACCGCCACGATGTTGGGATGGCTCTGGATGCCGCCCGCCGTGAGCTCGATCCAGTTGCCGCCGACCTCGAGGCGCAGCTTGGTCGGCGCCTTCAGCAGCAGCGTGCCATCACTCTTCAGATGGACCGTCATGCCGGCGACGGCGGAATAGAGCGCGGTCTCGCCAGCGGCGAGATTGCCGGGCCGATGGCCGCGATGATCGTGCGCGACGATCACGCCGTGATCGCGGTTGCCGCCGGCGAAGATCGCGAAGACATCGGCGCCCGGCGGCACGCTGGTCGCGAGACCGAAGCCGGTCGGCATCTCCAGCCGACGCACCTCGCCCTTCAGCAGCTCGGCCTGGCCGCGCGCCAAGCCGGCCTTCACGTCACCGTGCCGCAGCACCCCGCGCGCGTACATGTTGGCGAGGCGTTGATCGATAGCGTCCATGATCAACCCTGCCACTTCGTCAGGCCGGCCCAGCGGCCACCACCGGCATCGCCGCCGGCCCCGGTGCCCTCGTCCTTCTGCGGCTCGGGCGTGAAGGCGTCGGGCGGATGCAGGCTGATCGAACAGCGCGTGCCATCGCTCGCCTTGCTGTAGGTCACCTCGCCCACGGCCATGTCGGTATCGCAGTCGAGGAACGGCACCGTGCAGCGCGTCAGCAGGTTCGGCCGCCATAGCGTTCCGTCCGACTGGCGCCAGCCAATACGCTCGCAGGTGATCTTCAGCGAGCGCCCGATGCGTCGCCGCGCGTCCCATTCGGCGCGTTCCAATGCCCCGCCCGAGTTGCTGGCACCCTCGGAGACGATCAGCTTGGGCCGGTAGCGCGGCACGCCGGGGTCCGTGAAGCGGCCCTCGGCATGCGCCAGCGCCGAGGCGGCACCGGCGCCGGACACGCCAGCCCATTCCGAGCCGGCCTGTGCCTTGACGATGTAGTGGCTGAAGCGGTCCTTCAGGTCGCGGCCGCCGGTGATCTTCACCCAGCCGCCATCGGGATGCTTGACCACGTCGGCGGCGCGTTCTTCGCCGAGCCGGGTGATCACGAGCCTGCCATCGGCGTCGTCGGTGATCAGCAGCTTGCGCTGACGTGCCAGCCGCTCGATCAGCTTCCAGGGCTCCTCGCCGTTCTGCACCGACACGCTGGGGAAAGGCTTGCCGGTATCGACATCGCACACGACCTCGACGCCGAAGGGCTGCGTCAGGCGCTGCGCGATCTCCTTCAGCGAGAGGTTCGCGAAGCTGCCGCCGCCGACCACGGCCGAGCAGTCGACCAGGTCGCCGGTCTTGCTGCGCGCGCCGAGCTTGACGCCATGGGCCGTGGCGTTGAACGAGGCCTCGTTGCTGTCGATCCAACCCGTCAGCACCTTGTCGTCGCCCAGCCAGGCCTCGATCGCCGCGCCTTCGGGGATACGCCACGGCTCCGTCAGCAGCGGCCAGTGCTCGCTGCCGTCGATCGCCAGATCGGCGACCGCGCGCTCCAGGCCGCGCGTCAGACGAAAGGCCTTCCAGCCGCCGTACTCCTTGCCCGCGACCTTCACCGTCAACACGTCGGGGCGCGGCATTGGTCATGCTCCGTTCAGTCTTCCCTTCCCCCGGAGGGGGAAAGTGGCGCGGAGCGACGGAAGGGGGATGTCGAAGACGGACACCGATGTTCGTCTTCGACATCCCCCGCAGGGCCGTCCGCGGCCCCTGACCGCCCTTCGGGCACCTTCCCCCTCCGGGGGAAGGTAAAAGAGAGGTCAGGCGGCGATGGCTTCGCCCTCGCGTGGCAGGAAGGCGGGATGGATGCAGCGGTTTCGGCGCACGAGTTGGTCGGCGCGATCAGCAATGGCGTCGTCACCCGGATACAGCGCCCAGGCCTGCGCCAGCGCCGGGCGCGCCGTCGCCATGCTGTAGGCCATCAGCGGCGCCTTGTCGGCGGCACGCGCCGACAGGTCGCGCATCACCGTGGCCCGCAATCGCAGCAGCATGCGCGCGCCCGCGTCGTCGGCGCCGGGTGGCCGATCGTCGCTCGCCGCGTCGATCTCGCGGTCGAAGGCGTCGCTGAAACGCCCGCGCAAGTCAGCCGCGTCGTCGGCCGCATCGAAGTCAAGCCGCGCCGACAGACGCGCAGCCTCGAGCAGCGCCGAGCGTCGCACCAGGGCGGCGATGCGCGCGCGGTCCGACGCCACCAGCAGGCGCGTCGGCGTCGCGTCGGAACCCCGCGGATACACCGCACCGTCGTCCCGCACGGCCTCGGACAGCGCGAACAGGCCTTCGATGGCCCCCTGGCGCTGCACGGCCGACGGCGTGCCGGTACGGCGGTCGATGCTGCCGGCGATCACGTCGCGCTCGAGCGCGATGCCGGCCGCCAGATCGGCGATATCTCGGATCGCGCCGACGATCGCAGCGCCCAGCGACCGGCTTTCCAGCGCATCGGTCGCGCCGTCGACCATCGCGTTGACGGTGCCGTCGATCAGATCGCCAGCGGACCCGCCGGACAGGCCCTCGACAGGCGCGAATGCGTCGCCGATCTGGCCGCCGATCGCGCCGACCGTGTCGAGAGAGGCCCGCGCGGCCTCGTCCGAAGCGCTGCGCGTGCTCTGCAGAGCATCGACGATGCCCGCGAAGACAGCGCGACCGGCGGCGGCGTCGGTTTCGACCTCGGCCGCGGTGTCCGGCTCGTCATCGGGGAAGGCATTGCGGCCCGCCTCGATGAAATTGAGCGTGAAGCGGCACCAGCCGCCGTCATCCCTGCCCTGCTTGTAGGTGCAGGGGCGGGCCACGACCTCGATCTGACCGAGGAACGGGTGATCGAGCAACCCTGGCCCATAGGCTTCCAGCGCCGTGAGCAGCGCGTCGCGCTGCAGGCCGAAGAAGCGACCGATGACATAGCCATCGAAGGTGTACTCACGCGCGGCGCGGCCCAGATCCTCGGCATAAGGCAGGTCGCGATTGGGATATTCGTGCTGTTCGGCGCGGCGGCCCGCCGTTCCGCCCATCCCGTCGACATAGAACGGCACGCCCCGAAAGCTGGCGGCCACCAACTGCTCGGGATCGAAGGGAAATACCGGCATAAGGCGATCCCTTCGATCTAGTCGGTGTGCGACGGCCCGACCCGCACGTTGGCGGACGCCATGCCGCTGTCCTTGGCGTCGGTTCGCGTGCCCGGCGGGGCGCCGCTGATCGAGATATCGACCTTGACGCCACCCTGCACGTCGACCGGCACGCGGCCGTTCGATCCGTTGCCAACGATGGCACTACCGCCGGATGGTGCCGGCAGTGATCCCGGCCGGGCAATCGGCCCGACCGTCGGCACCGCGGCGGCGGCGCGACCAAGCCAGCGCTCGACCTTGCGAATCGGCTCGAGAATCTCCTCCAGCGAAGGCAGCAGGCTCTTGGCGCCGTCGATCAGGCGCTGGATCAGCCGCTTGCCGGCGTCGTAGAGGTCGAAATCGAACAGGTACTTCGACAGACCGTCCAGCGCGTCGGCCGTGAGCGTAACCGGGTTGAACTCGCGCAGGATTTCGAGCATGCCATCGGCCCAGCCGCGATCCATGGCCTTGCGCACGCGGCTCATCTTGTTCTCGAAGTACGTGTCGATGTTGCCCCAGTTGTCATAGATGACATAGGCGGCCGCCGCCGCGGCAGCCGCGACCAGCAGATAGGGATTGGCCCACAGCGCGGCGTTCATGCGCCAGATCGAAGCGGTGACGACGCCTAGCATGTGCAGAACCGGACCGGCGATGGTGCCGCTGATCGCGATCAAGGCGATATCGAGCGCGGTCGAGGCATCGACCGACTTCAGCAGCCAGCGCACGGCGGGAATCGACACGAGAAAGTCGAAAGCCTTGCCGACCTTGGTGACGAAACGCTCGATGCCGTCGAGCTTGCGCTCGATCGCCTGCCCGACCAGCTCGCGGTTGGCCGCCGTCCAGTCGATGATGCGCTCGATCACCATCGTCAGGCGCGGGGCCACGGCCGCCGAGATGCGCGCGCTGAAGGCCGAGGTGGCCTTGTCGAGGCCGATGAAGGCCTTGTCGAGCTTCCGCGCGCTGGCCGCCTGCTCGACGGTCAGCGAGCCGAAGCGCTTCGCGTCCGCCGCCGCGGCATCGAAGGCCGCGCGGCCGCCGATGAGGATCGCGATCAGCTTCGCGCCCTCGTCGCCGAACAGCGCCGTGGCCATGGCCGCGCGTACGGCGGGGTTCTCGTTGCGGCGGAAGGCCTCCGCGAGCTCGGGCATCACGTCGGCGACGTTGCGCACGTTGCCCTTGGCGTCGCGCATCCTGATATTGAGCTTCGCGAACAGCGCCGCGACATCGGCGTTCTTGCCGGTGGCCGCGTCGTAGAGCGTCTTGTTCAGCTTGGCCAGCGACTTGTCCATCACCTCGGTTTCGACGCGGCCGCTCTTGGCGGCGTAGCGGAAGGCGCCGAGCTGCCCGGTGGTGATGCCGATCTGCGTCGCCAGGTTCGCCGTCTCGACGCTGGCTTCGGCCCAGCCCTTGGCCATGCCGAACAGCCCGGCCAGAGTCGAGGCGCCGGTGATCACGCCCAGCGCGGGCACGAAGGCGGAGACGCGGCCGAGCAGGCCGCTGAACTTGCCGGCGACGCCGTCGGCGACCAGGCCGACCTTGCCCAAAGCCGAGGAATCCGTCTTGCCGAGCTGATCGCGGAAGGCCTTGGCCGGCGCGGTCAGGCGCTTGAGGCTGGCGCCGGCGCGCGCCGCCACCTCGCTGAGGCGATCGACGCCGACGATGCGGGTGACGACGGAGAAGTTCATCGCCTACCGCTCCATCACTTCGCGCGCTCGGCCGCGATGCGCTCGGCCTGCTCGGCCCACTCGATGTACTCGGGCCGGGTGAGGCCCCAGACGACGGAAGGCGGGCAGCCCCAGAAGGCGGCGACGTTGTAGACCTGCGCGATCGCCGCGGCGTCGAAGACATCCTTGCGCGGCGCGCCCTGGTCTAGCTGGCCTCCGCCGCCTTCGGAAAAAAATACTCGATGGCCGCGCCGATCGCGTTGAGATCGTCGCTCTTGATCGCGTCGATCTGCTTCATGGTGATCGGCCGCTTGGGCTCGCCCCAGGGGTGACCGATCTGGCGGATGATCTCCGCCACCGCGTCGATGTCGAGGCCTTTCTTCTGCGCCCGCTCGATCTCGCGGAGCTGCGCGATGTTGGGCCGCTCGAACACCAGCTCGACGATCGGCCCTTCCTGCGAGGAACGCCCCTCGTGGATGGGATTGATCAGCACCAGCGGAACGTGGATGCCGGGGATCTTCGGCGTGTCGTCGGCGGCGGTATCGGTATCCACGTTACACCTCGTCCAGGTTGTCGCCCTCGAGGCGCAAGGTCGTCTTGCCCTCCTCGTGGTCTATATCGACCTCGCCGACCACGATCGAATTGGTCAGGGTCAGGGTCTTGCCGTTGTCGAGGTCGACGACGACGGTCTGGCCGTCGATCTCCTCGTAGTCGGCGACGGTCCAGCCCTTGATGTGGCTGACCTCCATCTCGACGAAGGGCGCCCGCGGCTTGGTCGTGTGGCCGTGCATCGTGCCGTCCTGGCCGAAGACCGCGGTCTTGACCTTCGTCTGGCTCGAATACTTGAAGCTGCCGCGCAGCGCGACCTGGCGGCCGCCGATCTTGGCCGAGGCGGCGCCGCCGATGGCGCGTTCGGTTCCAGCCATGGATGTTCACTCCATAAAAGGGAAGAGCGCCTCCGGCCGCAGACGGCCTCGGGCGCTACCGGTGTCGGCTACGCCGCCACCTGGGGATACTGGAGCCGGAACTGGGCCAGCACGGCGACGATGCGGAGCTGGTTGACGAGGTCGGGCGGCAGCAGCACGTCGAGGCGGTTCGGATTGGCGACGTTGCGCTCGACGATCAGGTTGGCCTTGAAGGCCTCGCTGTTCTCGACCAGGCCGCGCGCCTCGAGCTTGGTGTATTCGGCGATGATGAACGCGCGCACGATGCGCGGCGTCACGATCGCGTCGCCGGTCGAGAAGCGCGTGCCGTCGTTCGCCAGCTTGTGGCGACCGAACGTCGTCGTGATGGCGAAGCGAAGCGTGCGCAGCACCTCCATCAGCGTGAAGCCGGTCTCGATGTCGAGCCAGGCGGTGTCCGCCAGGCCGTACTGGTTCGTCTGCCAGGTCGAGATCGCGCGCTCGATGCGCACCGTGCCGTCGACATCGACCGTGAAGGTCGAGATGCCGTCGAACAGCAGGGCGTTGCGGTCGACCTGGGCGAAGCGCTGCGACACCGGCGGCGCCGCGATGCCCTGCAGCGCGAGCGTCTGCACCGGCCGCGCCGGATCGATGCGCAGCGACACCGCGCAGGCGGCCGCATAGGCGGCGGCCCAGCGCCACACCGGCGTCGGCGAGCCGTTGAAGCCGATGACGCTGATATGCTCGTCGTTACGGCCCGAGCCGAAGGTCTGCAGCGTGCCGACGCTGGCGCGCTTGGCGGCGAAGACGTAGCCGTAGATCTGCCGGTTGTAGTCCCAGCGGGCGTTGATGAAGGTCTTCAGCACGTTCAGCGTCGTGGCGTCGCTGTACGGCACGGCGATGAAGTCGAAGGCCTCGTCGACCAGCGCGTCGAGCGCGGTCTGGATGCCCGGATCGGTGGCGCCGGTGACACCCGCCGCGATCGCCGCGGCGAAGCCCGGCGGCAGCGCCTCGCCGGCCGCCTCGCCGCCGAGCGCGAAGGCCACGTCGATGTCGTTGCCCAAGGTGCCCTTGTGACGCGCCGTCAAAGTGACCACAGCGTTGGCGACGCCCGCCGTGAACGGCAGCTCGACCAGGGCCAGCGCCGCGTTGATCGCCGCCGCGGTGGCGTTGACGCTCTCGCCGCCCGACACGCCGACGCGCACCAGCGTGCCGCCGACATAGAGCGGGATGGTGCCCGGGCCCGTGGCCCCGGCGCTGACGGTGATGGTCTTGGTCGCGGCGGTGCCGCCGGCGTCGTCGGCGATGGGCAAAGCCCAGAGCTCGCCGAACGGATCGCCCTGACGCCAGGCGGCGACCATCTCGGCCAGCATCGAGCCGGGACCAAAAGCACCGCGCGCGAAGTTGCCCGAGCTGACATAGACCGGGACGTTGGCGGCCGCGGTACCGGCGGCGGTCTTCTGCGCGATGATCAGTCCGCGCTGCCGCAGGCCGCTGACGCCGGCGCGCGAGGCGTCGATCTCGGCATAGAAGAACGGCAGCCGGAGGTCGGGCGGGATCTGGTTGAAGGGGACGGTCATGGCCTACTCCCTATTCCGCGCCGAGGATGGGCTGCGGATCGGCGGGCTGCGGGTCGGTGATGACGGCATCGCCACCGGCGACGCGGCGGCGCCAGTATTCGCCGTACGGGCGGAAGTCGCCCTCCGGCGGCAGATGCGGTTCCGAGCTGGCGGGGTCGCGCAGCTTCAGATCAGCGGCGGGCGTGAGATGAAGGCGCGTGGTCATGGCCCCTCCTCGGGCTCGGGCGGTGGCACGTCGAAATCGATGGCGATGCGATGCCGTTCGTCGGGATGACCGGCGACGGGCGCGACGACGACACCGGCCTTGGTGCCGGCATCGGGGTCTTCGGGATCGGTGACGCCGATCCCCTCGAGGACGGTGGCGACGTTGGGGTGATATTCGCGGCCCAGCGTGACGACGATCGTCACCTGGGCGAGCTGGACATCGAGCTCATTGACCTCGCCGTCGAGCAGCTCGGCATCGGCCGACACGACCTCGTTCCACTGCGCGACCCACTCGGCATCCTCGAACAGGACACCGTCGATCGCGTCGAGCAGGTCGATCATGCGCTGGTCGAGCAAGGTCTCAGCGCCGCGACCGGAGGCCACCAGCACGTCGAACGAGAACGAGACGCTGACCTCGAAGGCCGGGATGCTGTCGCCCAGGCTGCGCCGGCCGAAGCGCGGCATGCGTAGCAGCACGATGGGGCGCGCCGGGTCGATGTCCGGCACCTTGTGCCGGTTCTCCGGCACGACGACGCCGCGCAGGGGATTGCCGACTTCGGCCGCCGTGATCGCCGCGCGCAGGCGCGTGCCGGTATCGGCCAGCTTCGCGGCCAGCCATGAGGCGTCCGGCATGGCGGGCTCGCTACAGCTTGACCAGCGGCAGCACCGCCCCCGTCCGGTCTTCGTTGGGTTGATGCTCGTCGACTTCGTAGGTGCCGGCCGCCGGGCCGCTGCCGACACCGATGCGGTCGCCCTTTTGCGGGAGCGCGCCACCGGTGAAGTGGCCGTAATGGATCGTCAGCACCGGCTTGACGCCGGCCACCTCGTCACCGCCGGCGGTGCGGATCGCGCCGTAGCCCGAATCGAAGACGCCGGGCTTGGCGATGGCGGCCGCGAAGCTGCCATCGGGCAACTTGCGCGACCAGGTCACGTCCCGGTGGTCGAAGGTCTCGACGGCGATCCGGTCGACCTTCGCGCCGAGGGTTCGCCAGTCTGGCATCAGACCAGCGGCGCCGACGGGCCGCCAGACAGTCCGCCGTACTTGTTGCCGCCGAGCTCAACCGGCGCATCGGGCGTGCGCGGCGTCAAGTCCTCGGCAGCCTCGGCGTCGAACATGGCGGCGGCGGTCTCAGCGTCGACCTGACCGACCCATCCGGCCGGGAAGATGCGGAACTCGCCACCCTCGAGCGGATGACGATACTCGCGATCGCCGACGCGCGCGGTCACGTTGCTCATGATGCCTCCTCGGTTTCCGAAGCCGCCGAAGATCGGCGGCTCGAGAAACCGTCCCGGGATCGCTCCCGGGACGGCCGACGCCTACGCTCTCTCCACAGGTATTACGGTGCAGCGCTATGACCGCGTACCAGCACGGCCGGGCGCTTGCAGATCGGAAGCGGCGAACTCTGCGAATCGAGCGTCACGCCGCGATTGTCGGGCTCGGGGATCGGCTTCACGTAGATCTCTCGACCGATCGTGTTGACCGTCTCCATGTAGTCGGCCGGCGCGAAGTAGGTGTCGAAGCTCTGCGTCGTGTTCTCGGGATAGAAGCGCACGTCGCCGGCCGGGATGAAGCGACGCGTCGCCGTCGTACCGTCGGCCAGCAGGTTGCTGCCCGAACCGCGATACTCCTCCCAGGTGATGCCCTGATGCGGGAAGCCGCGCCGCACGTCGTCGCGCAGCAGGTTTTGGGTTGCCTCGAAATACTTGTAGGCCTCGGCCACCTTGGCGTGGCCGGTGAAGGCGTCGAAGAATTCCGGCGAGCACAGCGCGCGAACGCCGGTCATGCGGTCGCCCATCAGGTTGTCCTCGATGTGCCGCAGCACCTCGCGACACTTGCCCTGGATATCGGACGCGGCGTTCGACAGGTCGAAGGCCACGACCTTCTGCGTCACGCCGAAACGCGTGAACAGGTTGAGCAGGACCGTCGAACCATCGGCGTCGAGGATGATGCCCTTCAGCGCGCCGGCGCGATGCCATTCCAGGGTCAGCGCGTGCTTCATGCGCAGCGTGATCAGCTTGTCGTTGACGACTTCCTCGACCGCCTGAAGCTGGTTGGCACGGCCGAAGGACCGCACCCCCATCACCTCGGCGGCGGCAACGCGGTCCTGATGCGGGATGAACGGGATGCGGAACATCTCGACGCCGCGCTTGCCGGACACGCCCAGCGTGCCGGGCGCGCCGCGCTGTCCCGTCGGCAGGATGTTGAGCACCTGGTTGTTGATTTCGATCTCGACCGCGATGGTGGTGACACCGCGACCGGGACCGAAGATGCCGAGCTCGCCGATACGTCCCCACTGGTTGGGCACGACGTTGATCGCGTCGGTGAGCTCGACCATGGAGAAAGCGTCGGGCGAGAAAACGTCCGTGATGAGATCGGGCATGGATCAGGCCCCCGCATAGTTGAGGATGCCCAGCTCCTTGAGCCGGGCGAGCGCCACGACCTTGTGGTCGCTGGTGGTGACGCCGGCGCCCCACAGGAGGCCGGCGGGCGAGATGATGGCCTGGCGCTCGACGGCCACGGCCTTCTGATCAGCCGAGGTCGCGTCGACCTCGCGATCCCACAGGACGCCCGAGGCGACCTGGCGGCCATCGGTTCCGGTCGGGTCGTAGGCGACGCGCTTCTTCGAGCCGGCGGCGACGGTGATATCGAAGCCGTCGCCGGAGACGAAGTCGGTGCCGCCGTCGGCCAGGGTGAAGCCCAGGCCGCCGCCGGCGAAGGCCACGGCGACCGTGCCGACGCCGACGACCTTGCCGGTCGGATCCTCGACGACGAACCGCCCGCCGTTCGACGCCGGCTCGATGAAGACCAGCTTGTAGACGCCGGCGACCGCGCCGGCGCCGACAGTGATCGCGCCCATCGCGCCGTTGCCGGTATTGCCGGCGAAGGCCTGGGCCGCGGCAGCGGCGACCAGGATGGTGCCCAGCACCAGGCCGGTCTTGCACACGCCGGCGCCGCTCAGCAGCACGATCGGCTCGCGCGAGTAGAGGCCGTCGGCCTCAGCCTTCAGCCAGTCCGACTGGCGGTTCTTCTCGGTGTACGAGACGACCATGTCAGCTCCTCCCCTTCATGCCGCGGCGCTCGAGCTGCGCGACCATCGAGTCCTTCAGGCTCCGGCGCTTGCCACCGACGGGTGCGCCCGAGGTGCCGAGCTGCGGCGAGCGGCCTTCCATCGCGCGATCGAGCGGCGTCTTCGCGCCGGCGCCGCCGTCATCGGCCGACAGCGCCTTGACCATGTCCACCGCCTGCTTCGTCGGCAGGTTGGTGTTCAGCGCGACGCTGAGCGCTGAACTGATGCGCGTCGGCCCGGCGGCGGTGACGATGGCGCCGATGCGGGTGCGCTCACGCGCACGGGCCCGCTTCTCGGCCTTCGTCTCCGCCTTGCCGTCCTCGTCCTCAGCCTCTTCGTCGTCGCCCTCGGCGTCGGGCTTGTCCTTGCTGTCCTTCGCTTCGGGCTCGTCCTCGTCGCCCTCGGCGGCAGGCTTATTCTCCTCTTCCTCGTCATCCGGCGGCGGATCGCCCGCGGCCGGCTGCTTCTTGCCGAAGCCGAGGAAGTTCAACGTGCGGCTCATGGCGCACTCCTTGTGTCTGTGAGCGATAGGCCGCCGGTTCGGATGCGAACACCCGACGCCGGCGGCGGCACGTCGGGTCGAGCGGTGGACGCCTATTCGAGCGATTGGATGATCGCGGCCAGGGCGTCGGTCGGCGGCGCCACGATGTCGGACAGGCCGAGGCCTGTGGCGGCACCCGCGAGATAGGAACGCGATTGCGTGGCGCGGACGGCGTCGCCGCCCAGCCCGCGATAACGGGCGACGCGATCGACGAACATCGAGTAGACGGTCTCGATCTCCGCCTGGATCTCGGCGCGGGTCTCCTCGGGCAGCGCCTCGTAGGGATTGCCCGCCGCCTTCTGCTCGCCGGCGTAGATCAGCGTGACCTTGATGCCGGCCTTGTCCAACATCGCGGAGAAGTCGCAGTGCCCGACGATGACGCCGATCGAGCCGACGATCGCGGTCTCGCTGGCGGCGATCCGCGACGTGGCCGATGCCAGCGCGTAGGCGGCACTGCAAGCCAAACCATCGACGATGGAATAGACCGGCTTGACGGCGCGCGCGTCGAAGATGAAGTCGGCGAGGTCGAAGCACCCCGCGACTTCGCCACCCGGCGAATCGACGTAGAGCACGATCGCCTTCACCGCCGGGTCCTGCAACGCGCCGGTGATCTGCGTGCGCAGGCCATCGTATCCAGTCATGCCGCAATAGGGCTCGAGCGAGCCCAGCCGGTTGACCAGCGTGCCCTCGACCAGGATCAACGCGACACCGTCGATCACGGCGAAGGGCTTGTTGCCGAGCTCGAAGATGCCGAAGGGAAGCGATGCGGTGCGCGGCGGCGGGTCGCCCCACCCGTCGTCGTCCATTCGCATGCGGCCTCGGCCGCCATCCTCGCGCATGCGGCGGTGCAGGTAGCCGCCCAGCGCGTCGAGCGCCAGCAGGCCGGGCTTGGGCGCCAGCAGAAGCGGCGTGCCGAAGGCGCGTGACGCGACCTGCATGAAGCGCATCACGTCCCTCCCTGCCCGGCCGATGCCGGATCGACGCGCTGGCGCGTGTCGACCTGGTAGACCGACTGTCCCTGCCCCGTGGCCATGCCGCGTTCGCGCTGGCGCTTGAGTTCCAGCGCGCGCTGCTCGAGCACGTCGATCCAGTCCTTGCCCATGGCGGCGGCCTCGTCCTGCAAGGTCGACACGCCGATATCAATGCCCATCTGCGAGGCCTGCAGTTCCTTGGTCGGATCGATGAGACCGCGACCGGGACCGATCCAGCGGCACGCCACCCATGCCGAACGGGCGCTGTAGAAGTCAGGCGCGCCGTCGGGCAGCACGACATCGCCGAGGTCGATCGCTTCCTCGAGCCACAGCGCATAGACGTGGTCGGCGAAGCTCGACGACATGAACTCGCTGCGGCCCGTCAGGAACTTCCAGGCTTGCAGCAGGGCCGCGCGCGCGCTGCTGTAGTTCGTCTTGCTGTAGTCCCGCGCGACCTGCTCATAGGAGATGCCGATGCCGGCCGCGACGCGGCGCAGCACCGATTCCTCGAACTGGGCAAAGGCCGGGGCCACCGGACGGGCGGCGTTGAGGAACTTCAACTCGACGCCGGCCGGGAGCTGCGGCACGCGCAGGCCGCTCAAGGTCAGGTCGACGCCCTCAGCCGTCTTCTCGCCGCCGAGCATCTCGGCCGCCAGGTCGGGGTCGCTCGCCAGCGGCGTCTGCAGCACGGCGGCGAACATCGCGTTGAGGATCGCCGCGCTCGCCTCGCCGCGCTCGTAGACATCCTGCATGCGCAGGGCTTCGATCACCGGCGTCATCGGCGGCACGCCGCGCTGCATGTCGGCGCGATCGAACTCCGCGCCGTGCAGGCAGACCGGCCTGCCCCATTCGGTCTCGCGCGGCACGTGGGTCCAGGTCATGGCCTCCGACGCCAACACCCAGTCGCCCGGATGCGCGTCGCGGATCCAGTAGCCCGTCGGCTCGCCCTCGCGGCCCAGCGTGACGCCGCCGCGCAGATCCCTGGCCTCGGGCGCGCCGTTGGGATTGCTCAGGCGATCGGGGTCGATCAGCCGGATGGAAGTGGCGTAGCGCGCGCGACCCGGCGCGACGCGATCAGCCAGCCACAGCGCCGCCGACAGATGCTCGCCGGTCAGGAACCACGTCGTGAACTGGGCCCGCAGCAGGCCGGCGAAGCGCCGCTGGCGCTGGGCATCGATCCAGCAGCCGGGATCGTCGGCATAGGCCTTCCACTTCGCCTCGACGATGCTGCCCCAGTCGGTTGCCTGCTCGTAGGTGATGCCCAGCGCGCGCCAGTTCGGCGTCGCCGACAGCCGCCAGTTCGAGCCGATCACCGACTCCACCAGCTCGGTCTTGATGCCTGCGGCGTAGCCGTTGTTGCGGCCGAGATCGCGCGAGCGCGCGACCAGCGCGTCACGCTCGGGATGCAGTTCGGCGCCTGGCGAGCGCAGGGACGGGAAGAAACCCGCCAGTTCCTGCGACAGGCGGTCCGAACCGCGATGCGCCGCGCTGCTGGCGGCGAAGGATGCGGCAGCCGGCCGCCGCAGCGGCGTCACGCCGTCCGCGGCGACCAGTCCAGACATGGCGACCGCCTCAGAACAACACGCGGATGGGTTTGGCCACCGCACCGCTCACGCCGAGCTGGCGCTTGAGCGAGGCGATGTACTGATCGAGGCGGGACAGGTCGCCCGCCGTGTAAGACACGGTCTTGCCGCCCGAGGAGATCGACACGGCGCGACCGCCGATCGTCAGTTCGTGCAGCGCTTGCTCTGCCTCGGCCAGCCGTGCCTCGAGTTGGGCGCGCTGCTCATTGGTCATGTCGCGCCCTCGCGATCTGCACGCCCCGCCGATAAGCCTTGGTTACCTGCCGGCTCAACCCACCGCGCGGATGGGACGTGTCCGCTTCGGCGGGGCATCTCTATAAAACGATCTGCCGACGCGGCCGCTCGGCGGCGGGTGGCTTCGGCGGCGGGTTGACCGCGACGGGTACCGGGTCGGGCTTCGGCGGTGCCGCCGTGTCGAACAGCCCAGCCTGCACCGCGATCGGCCCTGACCATTTCCGCTTCAGCCATTCCCACTGCGCAGGCGCGTTCTTGGACAGGCCGAGCTTCTCGGCCATCGCCATCGCGTAGATGCGGCAGTCCAGGTAGTGGTTCGGCCGGCCGCCGGTGTGCCAGCCGACCTTGATCTCGCCGGTTTTTCGATCTTTCTGCCGGACGAAGACCTCGGCCGTGATCTGCTCGAAGATCTCCAGCGTGTGATCGGTGGAGAAGTGGCAGTAGCTGCCGGGATAGGCTGCCACGCCTTCCTCGCGCTTCACGCGCAGGGCGCCGAGGTTGCGTTCCTTCGCCGCCCAGGTGCCGACCTCAAAGGCTTTGGGACCCTTGCGCCGACGACGGCCGCGCTCGCTGAACTCGCGGGCTACGGCGCGACCCGCCCAGATCGGCGCGTTGGTGCCGGCAACGCCGCGCACCGGCGCGGTGATGGCGCGCTTCTTACAGAACTCGATCACCACCTCGCTGAGGTAGCCGGCGTCGACTGCTGCGGCCTCAATCGGCCGGTCGTTGCCGTAGGCGTCGCGATAGCGGCGCTTCAGCACATCGGCCAGCTTCGACCAGGCGAGACCCTGCGCGGTGCCGGTCTCGCCCTCGAGGAAGTCGTAGTCGATGCCCCAGCTCTGGCGATCCTCGCCCCAGCCGATGGTCTCGAAGTAGATGCCGTCGCTCTGCACGTCGGCACCCAGCGTCAGCAGCAGCACGCCGGGCGGCACGGTGCCGAGCTTGTAGTCCTCGCGATGGTCGAGCAGCGACTCGGCCTTCACGCCATCGGCGCCGCCCTGGTACGGCAGACCGAGCGAGAGGTTGACGAAGCCCGGCATCTTGCCGGGGTCGCCCTTCGCGTCGAGATAGGCCTGGACGATGGTGTCCCAGCCCTCGAACAGCGAATACAGCGCGTTGATGCGATAGCTGCGCTTGGTGACGCGCGTCGGCTCGCGATGCGTCCAGTGGCCGCGCGCCAGCATCTGGTCGAGCTGCCACTGGAAGATCTTCTCGCCGCAGCACGCACAGATCATGTGCGCGTGGTACGGCGGCGCCGGATTGAACTTGATGTAGAACGGCTCGTACGGCCGCTCCTTCGTCCCCCATTCGAGCGTCTGGAACTCGCTGCAGTGGGGACACGGGACCTCGTACTCGCCCTGCGAGCCTTCCTTCCAGGCCTTCCAGATGCGTGAGCTAACCTCGAGCGTCGGCGTCGAGACATCGAGCGTCTTCGCCAGGCCGCTGCGCTCGTAGCTTTTCTGCCGCGCCTCGGCCATCACGGCCGGATCGCCCTGGCCACCGACATCGTGCGGCCATTCGTCGAAGTCGTCGCGGATGACGATCTTGATCGACTTCTGGCGCAGGCCGGCGGCGCTGTTGGCGCCGGTCAGCACGATCGAGCCGCCCGGGAAGCGCTTGCGGCGCATCGTCGAGCCGTCGTTCGCCCTGCTGCGGACCTCGCTGACGGCGCGGCGAAGCCGCGGCGTGGCCTCGATGGTCGGGTCGAGCTTCTCGGCGTTCCAATCGAGCGCCGCCTCGCGCGTCGGGTGCACGACCAAGGTCGGGCCCGGTGAGATGTCGATGATCCAGCCGAGCACGTTCTCGATCAGCGCCGTGCCACCGACCTGCGCGCTCTTGGCGAAGGTGATGTTTCGGGCCGGGTCGTGCGGCGAGAGGCGGTCGGCGATCTCCTTCAGGAACGGCGCGTTGGCGTTGCGCCAGCGGCCGGGGCGCGACGACACGCCCTCGGGGATGATGCGGTGACGCTCGGCCCATTCGGACGGCGAGATCAGCGCGTCGAGCTCAAGGCCTTTCTGCCAGGCCTTCCATACCGTCGCCTTCGCCGACGCGATGCCGATCGGCATCGTCTGGCCGGCCAGCGTCTGATCCATCGTCGGCATGGTCGGACTCGGCCTCGGCAGCCGCCTCTTCGGCGAAGCCCGAGATCAGCTCGCGCATCAGCGTGTCGAGCAGGTTGCGGAACTGGCCCTCGCCGGCACCCTGCGCCGACAGGCCGTAGAGCTTCGGCGCCCACTCGATCGCGGCACCCAGCAGGCGGTCACGCCAGCGTCGGGCGGCCGTCATCTGCTCGGTGGTGACGTCGATGGTCGGCGTCAGCAGCCCGGCTTCCTTCAGCGCGCGCTGCTTGATCTGCTGCGACTGCCAGTACTTGTGGACGCTGGCGACGCCCGTATAGGTCGGGCTGGCCGCGCCAGGCGGCGGCGACGGTGCGGCCCCCTCTGGCGCAGCCATCGCTCCAGCCGCCGGCACGGCCAGCCCCGTGGCGGCAGCGGATGCTCCGCGCGCCATCAGGGGATTGAGGTGACGCTCGCGCGCGAGGTCCGCCTCCTCGGGATCGATCAACGGCTTCGCATCGGTCCCCCGGTTCGGGATGACCTTGTGCAACTGCCGACTGACCGTCGACTTGTTGAGCCCGCGCATGCGCGCGTACTCGGACAGGGTGACCAACGCCATGCGGGCTCCAGTGCCCGCGCAGGTCATGCGGCGGCGCGGACTGCCTTACGTCCTGTGTAGAGTTCCCAGCGCTTGACGATCGCGTCGCAATACTTCGGATCGAGCTCGCAAAGGCGAGCCGAGCGGCCGGCGCGTTCGCAGGCGATCAGCGTGCTGCCCGATCCGCCGAACAGGTCCAGCACCACGTCGCCGCGGCGGCTGCTGTTGCGCACGGCGCGCTCGAGCAGCTCGACCGGCTTCTGGGTCGGATGCACGTAGCCCGAGGTGTTGCCCCGGCTCAGCGTCCAGACATCGCCCTCGGTGCGGCCACCATGCCAGCGATCTCCCTGGCTGTAGAAGATGAACTCGTGCTGCGGCCGGTAGTGCTGTGAGCCCAGGCCGATCGAGCCCTTGTCCCAGACGATGCAGGCGTTGATCGGCCGGCGGATGCGGCGCATCGCCAGCTCGAACTCGAACCATGTCCGCCACGTGAGGCAGACGTACAGCGAGCCGCCCTCGCGGATGTGCGGCAGGCCGGCCGCGATCGCGCCGGCGACAAGATCCGTGAGCGCCGAGCCCTTCAGGTCATCGTTCAGGATCATGCCGTGCTTGGCGCTGTCGTAGGCCATACCGTAGGGCGGGTCGGTCACCAGCACGACGGCAGCGGATCCGCGCCCGAACAGCCGCGCCATCACCTCGCTCGAGGTGCTGTCACCGCAGATCAGGCGATGGTCGCCCAGCGTCCAGAGATCGCCGAGCTGGGTGACCGGATCGCCAGGCGCGATCGCCACGCCCTGGTCGGGATCGTTGGCGTTCGCCGGCGGTGCCGGCTCGAGCAGACGGGCGACCTCAGCATCGGCGAAGCCGAGGATCGGCAGGTTGAAGCCGATGGCGTCGAGGTCGAGCATCACCGCCTGCAGCAATGCATCATCCCAGCCCGCGTTAAGCGCAATGCGGTTGTCGGCTACGCGATAGGCACGCCGCTGCGCCGCAGTCAGACCGGGCAGGATGATGCAAGGCACATGGGCAAGGCCCATCTGGCGCGCGGCGATCAGGCGAGCCTCGCCCGCGATCACCTCGCGCCGTTCATCGATCAGGATCGGGTTCGTCCAGCCGAACGTGCGCACCGACCGGATGATCTGGTCGATCTGCGCCTGCTCGTGGATACGCGGATTGCCAGGCGCGACGGTGAGCGCGCCCGGCGGGAGGCGAACGGCGTTCGCCAGCCCGGGGAGATTCGACGGTGACACGGATAGCCCATTAGGCTGGACCCGCCGTGGTGGCCACGGTGCGGGACGGCCGGACAGCGGCCGCTGTTCATCCGTGCGAGGTACCAACTCGCGGCGAGGGTGCGCTAACACCCAAGCCCCCGCTCTTTCAGTCGCGCGAGGAAGCGACGTTGCACGGCGTTGCTCGCCGTTGTCCGAAGTCGTTGCGTCGCAACGCCTTGTCGTTGCATCAAATTCTCAGCCTGACACTGGCGAAGCAAAGCGGTGCGCGTTACCCGCTAGCGAAGGGGGGCCAGATGGGACCCGCGCGGGCCGCGCGCACGAACATTGCGTGGTGGCGCAGCTTTGTTGCTCGCGGGCGCAACGATGTTACCGGGCGGTGCGCATCGCCTCGCCCAAGGCCTCGACGAAGTTGGGGCCGAAGCGGCGGCTCACGGTGGTGCCGGTCGTTTCCTTGAAACCGAAGCGCGGCTTGATGGTCACGCCTGCCTTCAGCCAATAGAGGAACTGCAGCGGCAGACGCTCCCTGCCCTGACGCCGGACGATGCCGACGCCCCCGCCGGACTTCGATCGCATCAGGAACACGCCGGGCTTGCCGCGCAACCCGGCAGGCCGCTGGCCTTTCGGGATCATGCCCCGACCCGAGCGCTTCACGCCCGCGGTCGGCACGGCGATGCGACGCCGCGACCTCGGCGTGCGGACGCCACCCGTCTCCTGTCGCTCCATGAACGGCTCAAGCGACCCGACCTCGGCGACGGGCAAGGCCTTGTTCGCCGGCTTGATGCGGATGCCCTTCTCGACCCAACTGTTGCGCAGCGTGAAGCGCTTCGGCAGCTCGGCCCGCACATCGCCCTGTCCATCCCGGGCGGTGCGCGTCAGCGCCTTGGCCAGAGCGAACGGGATCTGATTGGTCGAGAGATTGTCGAAAGCCTTGATCACGCGCTCGACGTCGGATGTGACCTCGATGCGCACGGCAGCCTCTACAACGATGAAGCGCCCGGGGTTTCCCCGCGGGCGCTTTGATCAGGTCGCAATTAACCGTGCGGCGATACTGTCAACGATTTTTCGTATTGTCAATTTCTCTAGTCACTTAGGTCACGGCTACTTGTCCACAGTCTGCCACGGCGCGGCCAGCGCGCGCGGCGGCCCGACGACATGCAAGACAAGCAAACCGGGCGCCGACAGCGTGTCGGCAAGCGAGACCAGGGCCGCATGCCACAGGGAGTAGTTGCTGTTCTGCGTCCGGACGTGCTCGGGCTCGACATCCCATTCCAGCAGGCAGGCGATCGGGTTGCGCCGCTCGTCGTACCTGAAGCGCGGCACGCCCTTGCTGTTGACCATGGGCCCCAGCTTCGGCCGGTGCGCTGACCAGGGCGGTGCCTCCCCCGTGAGTGCGGCCCGGATGATCAGCCGCCGCTGCGCCGGCCCCAACCGCTCGACACGCTCGTGCACGGTCTCCGCGTCGGCATGCACGCGGTTCAGCCTGTAGCCGCCACCGTCGACCCGCTCGACGCCGAGCGCGGCTCGTTCGGCGATCGCCGCGCAGCCATCGGTCGAGCGGCCATCCACGTCGTAATCGGTCCACCCGGCCACCCGACCCTCCGCATCGAAGCTATAGATGCGGCCGCGCGCCGAGCGGTAGAGCTGCTGCAGATCGTCGGCGCCCATCATGCCGGTGTGCGCGCGCTGGCGCTTGTAGGTCCACACCAGCAGATCCTCGATCGGCACGGCCTTGGGCGACGCCTCGGCCAGCGCCACGGGCACCACTGTCGCCGGCGGCCAGGCGCGGTTCAGCGCATGCTCGTCCCGCTCTTCGACCGCCGCCACCTCGACGCGATAGCCCTGCACCGGGCGCGCCGGAAACGGACCCATCGCGCGCGGATTGGCTGGCCGCACCTCGACGACGCGGCGGAACGTCGGCACGAGATCGGCGCGGCGAACAACGCTGAGGTCGCCGACCGCGACACGCTGGCCCCGACGCGCGGCCCGATCACTCTCGCCCATGATCCCTACTCCCCGATCAATTCACGACGCGCTTCGGCCGGTACCAGCCGCAGCGATGACGATGGCTGACGAACTCGCACTCCCGGGCCGCGACGAGGTGCCCGGGATCGTCGATGTCGCTGGCTCGGCCGATCAGCGCGAACGCCTCGTCCGCGTCGACGCCATCGTCGATCAAGGCCACGATCAGCTTCGACACCGCGCCCTCGGGACGGCCCCAGCGGAAGCCATGCTCGCGCGGCGATCCTCGCGGCCTCACGCCGAGCAATTCACCGCCACCGCCAGGGTCGCGCGCGCGGGGTACAGGACTCGGTGTTTCAATCTCTTCTTCAGCGTAGAGAGAAGAAAGAAGAGGGAACCGGGGTTCGGACCTAACCTGCTGAAAAGCCCCGATGTCGGGACCGCGTTCGACGAGACTTCCCCCGCAAGTCGGCGAGACTTCCGGCCGATCTTCGGCCGAACATGCGCTCGCGGCGCGGCGCAGCGGCGTGGCCGGCGCGCCGCCTTCCCCGTTATCCCCAGTCTTGCGCACAGGCTGCTGCTGCTCGCCGCGCCGCCGATAAGCCGCCTCGATGTCGCGCGGATCGACGCCGATCACGTCGACTAGCGTCGAGCGGCTCCAGCCCCACACCTCCATGGCGACCAGCAGCGCATCGCACTCGATCAGCGCCCGCTTGTTGATCAGCCATCCCTCGACCAGGTGCAGCTTCGGCCGCGGCCCCTCGCGCAGCTCGCGCATGGCGGCGAACCACTTGCGGCGATCGCAGGCGAGGCGCTTGCGCACATCCTCCTCGTCCCGAGGCGTTGCCATCGCCAGGCGACCACCGGCCTCGCCGATCAGCAGGCACACCTCGTCATAGACACGGTAGGCGCGGTCGGAGAGTGCGCGCGTGCCGCCGATCCAGTCGGCGATGTTGACGGAGTATTTCTTGCGACGCATCAGACTACTCCGCCGCCAGCAGCGAGGGCGCACGCGCGAGGATCGAAGCGATGAGAGAGGTGCCAGCGCATCGACCCTACTCCGCCGCGAGCGCCATATCGCTCGTCCTCGTCGAGTGGTGGCCGGCGCACCACGGCCTCGACCACGGCGAAGCGATCCCGCGTCGTGACCGTGTGCATCGGCTCGTCGCAGCCGAGCCCGACATTGGTGCCGTAATACTTGCCGACGAACGCGACCATCATGTCGGCATCCTCGACACTCTCCCCGCCGAGCTCGGCCTTCACCAGCGCATGATGACCGCCGGTCAGGATCGTCTTCATCGGCCGGGTCGGATCGCCCTGCCCGCCGGCGGTGTTCGACGTATAGGCATGGCTCAGCATCGCGGCCGCGAGGCCCTGCGTGCAGCCCTTGCCGACGATCGTGCTCACAGGCTTGTCCATCGGGTGCCCGTCGTTGTCCGTGTTGTGCTGGGCCATGAAGGCGACCGCGAGCGACGCGCCGTTCTGCGTCGGCGTGACCGTCGCCATCGGCTGGTCGACCGGCCGCGCACGCGGGTCCTGCCCCTCGCGTTCGCCGTAGCGCTGCGGCAACACGGCCGACACCAGACCCAGCGGCGGTGCGCCACCAGGGCGCTTGATGAAGCTGTTTGCCGTGATGGTCGGTACCGGCTCGTCGATGCCCGAGCCGGTCGCACCGCCGCGGAACTTGGTCACATGCGGCACGATCAGGACATGCCGGTTCTTGCCCGTGATCGCCGACAACGACGCGGCCACAGGCTTCGCCGTATCCCGTGTCGACTGGTGGTCGATCGTCGCGACGATGGGGTTGACCAGGGCGAATGGATTGCTGGTGTGGATCGTGCGCAGCGCCTCCGCCACGGAAGCGATACCGTTCCGGCCCGCAGCGCTCGTCTGGTCGACCCGGGCGATAAAAGGCTGCACCAGGGCCGAATCGGCCTTGGCCGTCACGGTCTGCATCGAGGCAGTGACCGGGCGCTCCGGGCTCTGACCCATGCGTCCGCCGACGCCGACGATGAACGGCGTCGCGCTGCTGATGACATAGCGGATCAGGCCACGCGCGGTGCGCCGGTGCGTATTGTCGGCCAGCATCTTCGTCCGGCCGAAGATCGACGGCACTGGGATCGTCCAGTCGATGCACTCCGCCGCGGTGCGATAGGCCGGCAGACGCTTGTCACCTTCCTTCGCGTGCGACGGCTGCGGCCAGAGGATCGGCAGACCATCGAGGCGCGCGACGACGAACAGGCGCTTGCGGATCGTCGGTGCGCCGTAGTCGTTGGCGCGCAGCTCGCGCCACTCCACCGTGTAGCCTAGCCGGCGAAGCGCACGGACCCAGCGCTTGAACGTCTTGCCCTTCGACAGCTTGTCCGGCACCAACTGTCCGGCGGCATTACGGACGAGAGGCGACCATTCTTTGAATTCCTCTACGTTCTCCAGCATGATGATGCGTGGCCGCGTCAGCTTCGCGCAGTGGACCACGACCCAGGCGAGGTCGCGGATGCCCTTCTCAACGGGCACGCTGCCCTTGGCCTTGCTGAAGTGCTTGCAGTCCGGGCTGAACCACCACACGCCGATCGGCAACAGGCGATAGGCCCGGCCGAGGCGCGTGCACCGCCGACGCGACGCGATCGCCTGCACATCACGCGGATCACCCGTCCAGACGTTCTCGCAGAGATGCAGCGTCTCGGGATGATTGACCAGGTGGAGCGCGCAGGCCTCGGGATCATGGTTCTTCGCCACGTCCGGCGACCGGCCGAACGCCTGCTCGAGGCCTGTCGACGCCCCGCCGCCGCCAGCGAAGTAGTCGATGATCAGCTCATCGTCGAGCAACTGCCCACCGGCGGCGAGCACCTCGGCGAGATTGGGAACACCATCGAAAGGCATGACTACTCCGCCGCCATCGGCACGGGCTGCCGGACCGGCCAGGGCGTCCAGGCCGTGAAGCCGCCGCGCACCGGCACCCGCACGGACCGAGCGCCCGTCGCCGGGTTGCGCTGGCGGCCGAGCCGTTCCATCGCCACCAGCTGATCGAAGGCGCGCTCAAGATCGGTGATGCCGGCGTCGTGCATCAGCGCCATCAGGAGATCGTCGGCGGGCAGCGGCCGGCCGAACTGGCAGCACAGCACAATCTCCACCCACAGCTTCAGCCGCCGCGATTCGGCGTATGGCTCGAAGGGCAGCGCGGCGTAGGGATCGCGCGGCGGCGCAGCCTCGATCATGCCGCCTCCGCGTCGCCGCCACGCGCACCGAACAGGTCGGGCGTCGAGCGCGCGGCATCGGCCTCGCGCAGGTGATAGAGCGCGTCGCTCCAGTATTTGCGGCTGAGCTCGCAGCCCAGGCCGCGGCGGCCCAGCATGACGGCGCGCAGCGGCACGGTGCCGAGCCCGCCGAACATGTCGTAGACCAGCTCGCCGGGCATCGAGTGCTGGATGATCAGGCGGTCGACGATGTCGAACTGCAGCGGGCAGAGATGCAGCTCGCGGCCCTTGGCCTGCTGGGCGCCGTTGAGCGTGCGCATGCGCGTCACGTCGGTCCACACGTCGGGGTGCTCGGCATGCGGCGGGATCAGCATGAAGTCGGGCGGCAGCAGGCCGTTGCGGTCGAGCTCCTCGGCGAAGGCGACATGCACGTCGAACTCGTAGAAGTGATCCTCGAGCCAGCGCTTCCAGCCCTGGTAGATCGGCGACAGGTCCTTGCGGTCGCGCAGGCCGGCCTTCACCAGATCCGTCAGCTCGCGCGGCAGCACGGGCAGCCCCTCGCCGTTGGTGAAGGTCACGGCATGCGCGTCGAGCTGCCAGCGGCCGCGGCTGTAGCCGGTCCCCGGCACCGGACGCTTGCCCTTCACGAACGGTTCGGTCGCGCCCGCCCTGCCCTCGACATAGACATCGGGCTTGGCCTTGCGAACCGGATCGTCGGCATAGCCGTTGCCGCGGTCCGACGGCGGCTTGCGCAGCGTGAAGACGTATTCCGGCATGCCGGCGCCCATCTTCGTGCCGTCCTTGCACTGCTCGGACCAGCCGAGCCGATAGGTCTGGTTGTTCTCGCGCACCACGTCGGTGACGACGATCTTGCGCGCCAGCACGGCGAAGCCATGCTTCTCGAAGGCGCGCCGCGTGTCGTCGCTGAAGGCGCTGATGGTCTGGAAGCCGAAGCCGTTGACGCCGCCCGGCACGATACGATCCTTGACGTGGATCGCGGCCACGCGTCCCGGCTTCAGCACCCGCAGCAGCTCCGGGATCAGGAAATCCATCTGCTCCCAGAAGCGCCGGTCGTCGAGGTTGTGGCCGAAGTCGTTGTAGTTGGCCGAGTACTCGTACTGATTGCCGAACGGGATCGAGGTGATCATCAGGTCGACGCTGTTGTCGGCCATCGCCGCCGTCTCGGCGACGCAGTCGTTGTGCACCATGCGCCAGCCGTTGCCGCTCTGCTCCTCGCGCGCGACGCCGATGGCGCGCTGCAGCTCGGCCGCCATGCTGGCGTTGTTCAGCCCGAACTGCCGGATGATGTCCGACATGATGCGGCCCTGCTCGTCGTGCTGCGCCCAGCGCCGCAGCAGCTCGTCGCGCACGTCGCGTTCGGCCGAGGTGAAGATCAGGTCGATGATCACCGGGTGCATCTGGCCGAAGCGCTGCAGGCGGTAGACGCTCTGGATGAAGTCGTTGAACTTCCAGCCGATGCCGAGATAGACACCACGGTGGCAATGACGCTGCAGGTTCGTGCCGCTGCCCAGCATCACCGGCTTGGCCGCCAGCTCCCGGATCTCGCCATCCTTGAAGCCGCGCACCGCGCGCTCGCGCTCGTCGAGGTCCTGTGAGCCGTAGACGCTGACGACGTTGGGCACCGCCGCCTCGATCGCCTTCCGCTCGGCCTCGAGGTCGTGCCAGATCACGCGGTGATCGTCGGGCGCCTCGGCCCGAATCTCCTGCAGCTTGGCGATGCGCGCCTCGATGCTGTCGCGCTTCTCCCGGGCCGCGTCGACCACGCCGAGCGCGGCGTTGCGGAACATGCGCGCCTGACCATCGCGCTCGGCACCGGCGCCACTATGGTCGGTCGGCACCTCGTGCCAGCGCACCTGAAGCGGCGGCAGTTCGTAGCCGTCGTCGCTGAAGCCGAGATCACTGGGCCGCTGGACGAACAACGCCCAGGACGCGACCCACAGCCAGAACTCGCGCTCGGCGCCAGGGCGCAAGGTCAGCTCGTCGGCCTTCTCGGAATTGCGCTTGAAGAAGCGGGTCTTCGCCTGGCCGATATCCATGATGCCGAGGAAGGCGGCATAGGCGAGCAGCTCGATATACTCCTGCGGGCTGGGCGTCGCGGTGGCGACGAAACGCTCCAGGTCGCTCAGCTCGAACAGGCCCATGAACTCGCGGAAGGTCTTCGAGCCGCCGAAGCCTCGCAGCACCGAGGCCTCGTCGAGGCTGACGCGGAAGCCCTTGGGCACCAGCTTGCCTTCGCGCACGCTCTCGTAGTTCGTGAGATAGAGAGGCCGATCGTCGTCGATCTCCACCGTGCGCTGCACGAAGCGCAGGTCCACGGCGTGCTCGCCCTGGAAGAAGCGCGCCGCGTCCTCGAAGAATTCGGCCCGCACCCCCAGCGGCGCCACGATCAGCCGCGGCGTACCCGGCCGGTGGATACCGAGCTGACGCATGGTCTCGATCTGCGTCACCGTCTTGTGCAGCCCGAAGCGCGAGAACAGCGCGCGCCGGCCGCCGCGCAGCAGCCATTGCACGCTCACGCGCGTGAACGGCTTCAGCGCGGGGTTGATCGTCTCGAGGTCGACCTCGAAGCCGCAGGTGCGGTCGAGCGTGACCTTGGCCTCGAGGAAGCGCTGGTAGGCGGCGAGGTCCATCAGCGTCGCCCCATCCAGATCGCATGGGCGATGAACACCTCGGCGGCGGCCATGATGACGATGCCGATCGTGAGCTGCGCCCCGACCGACAGCGTCGCCGCCACCATCTGGTTGAGCTCGCCGAGCGTGTTCATCGGTAGCCCATCTGCGTGAGCATCACGCCGATCAGGTTCCAGACGTGGAAGCGCTGGCGCGGCCAGGCCTCGACGCGGCCGGTCTTCTGCACTTCGCGGCGATCGAGCGCCGCCGCGTCGCGGCCGCGATAGACGCGCCCGTCGTAGTTGCCGACCCGTGCCGACCCGCCGCCGTCATTGGCGATGTCCATGCGCGCGATCTCGGTCACCTCGCCGGTGACAGCGCTGTGCAGCTCGACGCGCACGACGATCATGGCGCCCGCCCGCCGTCGACCGGCTCGGCATCGCAGCCGGGCCCGACCTCGCCGTAGTTCGCTGGATCGGTGAAGCGCTGCCACGGTACCCAGCCGCGCGGGCACCAGAAGCCCCAGTCGCGCACCTTCGGGCCGGTGATGAAAAGCGTCCACACCGGCCGCTCGCGCCCCATCTCGTCGCGCAGCAGGCTGACGCGATGCGCCGCGCGCGGGCCGCGCGCCACGACGGCGAAACGCTGGCGCAGGCGCGTGGTCAGCAGCGCACCGTTCGGCCGCGCCGGCGTCGCCGGCAGCACCTCGACATAGCTGCCGGTCAGCAGGATCGAGACGTTCGGCCACGGATGGTCGTGCAGCGCGCGATCGTCGTCGCTGCGCAGGAAGTGGTGCAGGTAGATGTTGAACAGACGGTTGCGCGGCAGCAGCCACCAGCGCCGCAGATACGGACGGTCCGCCTCGGCGTTCCCCTTCGGGGAAGCGCCGGTCCCGATCACGAAATCGGGCGCACGCGAGAAGCGCCACCAGGCCATCGCAGTCTCCCCCCTCAGCCGAAGACCAAGTCCATCTCGTGTCGCTTCAGGCCGGCGAGGCGCATCACCGTCGCCCGCGGATAGCCTTGCGCCAGCAGCGTCGCGATGCGCGCACGGGTCGGGCCGATCGCGTCGCGACCGGCCGACAGCGTGTCGACGGATGCGATCAGATCGCCACGCCGCGCTGCCCATGTGCCGGTGTCCACCGGGCGCTTCGGCCCGGCCGTCCAGTCGGTCCACGGCCCCCACTCGGCCTCGATCGGCCCGACCGCCGGCTGCACCAGCAGCCGGACGCGCCGGTAGGCGGGGCTCGGCAGATACTCGATCTGGATACGGCCGGCTTCGCGCAGGTGCAGGATGCCGGCGCTGACGCGACGTTCGCTCATGCCGACGATCAACCCGATGTCGCTGTTCTTGGGACATGGCGCACTCTCTTCCGCCGCCTCCTCGAGCGCGGCGAGGATCTCTCGCAGGACGGGCTCACGCACGAGGCTGGTGCGGTTCGTCGACATCAGCGCACCGCCTTCTTCGGCGGCACCAGCGCGGCCCGCAGGTCACGCAGCCATTTGTCGTGGTTGACGATCGAGCGCTCGAGCGCGATCCGCTCGGCCTCGCTGACGCGGCCATCGGCCAGCGCGTCGCGCACCGCCTTGGAAATATCGCCGAGAGATTCGGTGAGGCGGTTGACGCGCTCCGGCGGCGTCAGACCGACCTCGATCGGCCAGGCGACGCCGCTGTCGCGACCCATCGCCTGCAGGTAGGCGGTCACGATCGGCGTGCTGTGCCCTTCCCGCGCGCAGGCGGTATCGAGGGCCAGCGACGCCTCGAGCGTGAGGCGCTTGCCGGTGTCGACATCGGCGCAGTGGCGCAGATGGCTCATGGTGAGGCCCGTCGCCTTCGCCGCATCGTCGCCGAGGATCGCCAGCGACTGGGTGATGCCGTCGTGCAGGCTGCCGGGCGTGCGCAACTTCTGTTCCATGTCAGTGTCCGAACGAGAGAGGGCAATGACGCGCGCCGGTTGCTCCGGACGCACGGGGTGCGCGCTGATACACGTCAGCGCATGAGGAGAGAGGCGACATGCTCACGACTGCGCCGGCGCCAGCGCCGAGACATCGATGCCGAAGCGCGTGGCGAGCGCGACAAGGCGCCGGTCGAGATCGCGTGCCTGGTCGGCGACGGCCGTCGCTTCGCGCAGCACCGTCGCGGCGCGTTCGCTGAGGCTGGTCTGCTCGAGGCGCAGCGCGTCCAGCTCGGGCACCACCTTGATCGGGCCGTAGGCGAACTCGCGGAAGCTGGTCACCATCTGGCGCGGCAGCTTCAGCCGCTCGGCGATCACGTGGTCGTTCTGTCCGGCGAGGTAGCAGCCGAGCTTCTCGTCGAAGTTCCCGTCGAGCTCGCGACGGATCGCAGCCTTCTGCTCGACGGTCGGCGGCAGGACGGCCGACAGAGGCGTCAGCGTGACGCCCGCCGGGTTCTTCGCGGTCATGATCTCTCCCCTCGGTGGAACAGGCTTGGCGCCGGGGCTCTCGCCGCGGCGGCGTTGACGCTGGTCGGCGACACAGGTCGGGCAGCGATTGAGGCCGGCGTGAAAGCCATCGATCACCCAGCCCTTGGCCCGCATCTGCTTGGCGACCCATTCCGGGTTGTTGGTGGCGTTCGCCATGGGCAGCGTGGCGACGACGTCGCAGGCGCGGCCGTGACAGACGACATGCGCGGCGGCGCGATACTGGCCGCCGGGGATACGTTCGCTCTTCACGACGTATGCGAGTCCGAGCCCCCCCCCGGTTCATGGCGACACCCGCGCGACGTGCGAGCATGGTGACGCGACAACGATGAGGTTCAGACGATGCGTGTCCTGATGATCACCCTGCTGCTGCTCGCCGCCCCGGCCTTCGCCCAGCCGCGCGACTGCAAGGAGCCGCTGCCACAAACGATCGTCGGCAAGGCCTGGCCGATCGACGGCGACACGCTGGCGATGATCGCCGATGGCAAGCGCACACCTGACATTCGACTGTTCGGCATCCAGGCGCCCGAGCTGCGCGACAAGGCGAGCGGACTGGAAACACGCGAGGGCATGCGCAGTCGCGCCGCGCTCGACGATCTGCTGGCCGACGCCGACAACGGCACGACGTGCACGCCGGTCGAGTTCGACCGCTACTGCCGCATCGTCGCGTTGTGCACCTCGATGATCCCGCCCGCCGGCCTGAAGAACCTGTCGATCGGCATGCTCGAGCGCGGCGAGGCCTACGTGTTCACCACCTACGCGCTGCGCCCCGGCGCCCACGAGATCGCCCTGCTGATCGCCGCCGAGCGCACGGCGCGACGCGGCAAGCTCGGCCTGTGGCGCCAGTGGCTGCATGACTAGGCGGCCTTGTCGCGGGCCACGGGATCACCCGGCTGCCAGCGAGGCGGGATCAATTCCTCGAGCTTGCGCAACGTGCCCGCACGCGGGTTCCAGTCCTCGCGATCCATGTCCCGGAGCGCCATGTTCGACAGGCCCGCTTCGGTGGCGAGCCGGCTGGGCGCCCACTTGCGAGCACTGCGATAGGCCCGGATCCGGGCGATGATCGTGTCGGTGTCGGTCACGAGAGCAAAGGTATTCGTAATGGATTACGAATGTCAAGCCTGCATCTCGTAAAAGACTACTATCGTATTGAAGTACGAGGTGCGGTTACCTCCGGCTTAATGAAGCCGGATGCCTCCTCCATCCGCACCGCGCTCAATCGCCTGATGGCCGACAAGCAACTGTCCATCAATGGCTGGGCAATCCGGGCGGGTATCACCGAAGGCGCTCTGCGGTCCTTCCTTCGGGGACGCAGCGCGACGATGAAGGGCGAGTCCCTTGAGCGCCTCGCGCGGGCCGCCGACGTATCGGTGGCGACGCTCTATGACGAGGCACCGCCCATCCGCCAGGTGACGCAGATCGTCGGCTATGTCGGCGCCGGCGCCGAAGTGTTCCCGATCGACGATCACGAGAAGGGCGCGGGCCTGGACGATGTTCCAATGCCTCCTCACTCGAGCGACGACGTGCTGGTGGGCGTGCGCGTGCGGGGAGATTCGATGCGCCCCGCCTATCTCGACAACGATGTGCTGTTCTATCGCCGCGGTGGCTACGACGACTGGCGGCGCTACTTCGGCAAGGACTGCGTCGTGATGCTCGACGACGGTCGAAGCTTCGTGAAGATGCTGCGCCCCGCACGCGGTCCGACACGCGCCACGCTGGTGAGCCACAACGCCGACGACATTCCCGACGTGCGGCTGGAGTGGGCGGCGCCCGTGCGCTGGGTCATGCGCACTTGACTATGCTTCCGATCGGCGCATCGCGCCGGTCATCATCGACGCCATGTCGTGGCTGTTGAGAGCTTGGCGCCACCGGACCTGACGGACCCTGCCCTGCGAATCGCTGAACTGCGCACCGTCTGCGAAGGCCTGCAGATGCGTGAGCTTGGCATAGGGAATTTCGAAGCCCTTTCGGTCGCCCAGAAAAACCACGCGTGCATTGGTCATCACCAACTCGCCATCGGAAACCGCGACCGCCTCCCGCTCGGAAACCGCGACGCCACGCGAAGCACCGACGCGGTAAGACAGACCCTTGGCGATACGGATGGACACTCCCTGCGATCCACCTTGAATGCGGCGGCGGACAACGCGCTCTTCGTATAGCGATCCAGCGGCCGCCAGATAGACGGCCTCCCCTCGCTTCAACATCATGCCCGCGGGAGGTTCGAGCGGGGCGATATCGCCAGTCAGCCACCGTCCACGGCGCGCCGCCGCACCAATGTCGTCAGGAAGCGGCACCTTCAGCCAGTCGGCGACCCTCCCGAGCCACTCGGCGCGCTGCGGGTCGATGGCCTCGCTCTCTCTGTCGACGTGCTTTCTCGCGAGTTCTCGTAAGGCATTGAACCTGAGCGTGTAGGTCTCTGTGTCTGTCATGCCGGCCGCCGCAAAGGCTCGCCCGATCGCTTGGGACTCGGCGGCGTCGATGTTTCCGTCACGGGTGGCGTTGTTCAAAAGCGTTCTGAGAGAACGCTTCGCCTTGGCTTTAGCGCCGAAGAGCCACCACACCATGTTCCCCTCCCGGTTGACTTACCAAAGCATACGCCGAGATCAAGGCAAGTCGTAATTCACTACGAATTCCGCTTGACGTTCGTAATCCATTACGAATACCATCCCTGCCGTCATCGGGACCGCCCCGCTGAACTGTCACAGGTACACTGCCCATGCGCATCGCCACCAACGGCTACGCCAGCACCGAAGGCGCGGAGAGCGACGCGATCGCGTCGGCCCTGCGCAGCCTCGGCAGCCCGCTGCCGCCGCCCACGATCAACTTCCTCGCCACCGAGACCGGCCGCCTGCACGTCGAGACGCGCATGACGGCGCTGATCGAAGAGATCACCGCCGGCGGCAGCGCCGTGACCAAGGACGCGCTGCGCAAGCGCTTCACCCAGGCGGAGATCGACGCCTGCTTCGAGGGCGCGGTGAAGCGCGTGCGCCCGTCGATCCGCGACATCGCGGCCGCGGCGTAGGCGAACGCCACCACGACTGATCAAGCGTCCCGTCCACCCACAGACCCGGAGGAAGTTTCATGAGCCGCATCGACATCGCCACCATCCCGCACGAGCGCCTTGTGCTGCTCGACAACGCGACCTTGTTCAACGGCTCACATGGCGGCGGCACCGGCGGGCCGGACTGCAAGCACTGCGCGCGCGAGCTGCTGCACGAGGTGGTGACCGGCAAGCACGCCGACAAGCGCGCACCCGGGCTCAGCGTCATCGTCGACTGGCTGCCGGGCTTCAACGACGGACCGTGGCGCGACGATGCGCACCGCACCGAGGTGATGCGTCCGTATCTGCGGCGCGTGCTGGCGCTCGACCCGGCGAAGGACAAGCAGCGCTGCTTCGCCGTCGTCGACCACGTCTATCGCGGCCTGCTGCCCGACATCTGCGATGCGCTCGACCTGAAGGAGCACGCGGTCGCGTTGCGCGGCCTGCAACCGATCGTCGATGTTGAAAGCGCCCGCGCCGCCCTCGACGCCCGCGCCGCCCGCGCCGCCCTCGCCGCCCTCGACGCCCGCGCCGCCCTCGCCGCCCGCGCCGCCCTCGCCGCCCTCGCCGCCCGCGCCGCCCTCGACGCCCGCGCCGCCCTCGACGCCCGCGCCGCCCTCGACGCCCGCGCCGCCCGCGACGCCCTCGACGCCCGCGCCGCCCTCGACGCCCGCGCCGCCCTCGACGCCCTCGACGCCCGCGCCGCCCGCGCCGCCCTCGCCGCCCGCGCCGCCCGCGCCGCCCTCGCCGCCCGCGCCGCCCGCGCCGCCCGCGCCGCCCGCGCCGCCCGCGCCGCCCGCGCCGCCGAGGCTCGGGCGGTCGCCTGGGAGAAGGGCGTCAAGGGCGTGCTCGACCTCGTCTGCGCGATCGACTGAAGGCGTCCAACAAATCGGCGGCGTCGCTTCGCTCCGCCGCCGATTTGGAGGGGACGCGGACCGCATTCGTCTTCGACATCGGAGATCATCATGGCCATCGAACCGATCACCACCGTGCCGCTGCAGGGCGACTGCTGGCGCATCGCACATAGCGGCGCCGAGGTTACCGGCATGGTGCAGGTCACCCTGTTCAACATCGAGCTGGGCGGCCGATCGGCGCTCAAGCGCTTGCGGCCGGTCGATGCCCGCGACATGGCCGCGGCGCTCACCGCGATCGCCGACGAGGCGGAACGGAAGGTGCGCGCACACACCGCGCTGCGCGGCGGTCGCCACCATGGCTGAGCCGCTGTCGCCGATCGACTGGGTCACCAAGGTCAGCCCGGTAGGCGTGCCGGTGGAGATCGAGGGCTACAACTGGCGCCGCCAGGTGCGCGTCAAGGTGCTGCGCGGCCTGGGCAAGGGACGCCACTACTTCACCCCGGCCTTCAAGCTGCGCCACACCAACGGCGCCGCGGCACTCAACACGGCGCTCGGCGCGCTGCCGTTCCTGCGCAGCGACGGCGGCACCGTCGACCCCGGCCCGCCGCAGATCGGCAAGCCGAGCATCGCCCGCACGGCGAAGCCGGCGGCCGCGATGCCCGCGCACGATCCGCTCGACGGGGTGCTGCTGTGACGCCGCTGATCAATGTCCTGTGGCGCCTGCGGATGGCCGCGCTGCTGTGCCGCCGCGACGCCCTGACCTTCGGCGATGCGTGGACCGAGGCCGGCCAGGCCTGGTGGCTCGACTACCGGCGCGCCCGGTACACGCCGCGCGAGGCGCTGCTCGAGGACAGGGGCCACGCCGCATGATCGCCCTCTTCCCCCGCCGCAACGTCATCGACGTGTTCTCGCGCGCGACCCTGTCGCCGGTCGACATCGCGCTGCGTCGCCGCGCCGCGCGGGTCATCCCCGAGGGCACGCGATGCCTGTCGACCGGCGGCATGCACGAGCTCGTGGTGGTCGGACCACCCGACGAACGTAACCAGCATCCCGTGCGCCTGACGACGGCCGGTGGCCAGTCGCGCGTGTTCTCCATGCCGGCCATCAGCCTCAACCCGATCCCGGATCGCAAGGGGGAGACTTCATGAGAGGAGCCACGATGGCCAACGAAACGGAAAGCGATCGTCGTCGGATCGACGACGAGATCGCGAGCATCATCCCGCCGGCGCGCACGCTCTCCCAGTTGATCGCCTACATGGGCGAAGGTTTCGACATCGCCGCCGGCCAGGAACTGCAGGCGATGCTGGCGGAGATCGAGAACCAGGCGCTCGATGGCGCCAAGGAAGTGAAGTTCAAGGTCAAGCTCGAGCTGAAGGGCAAGCGCGGCAACGACGGCGTGTACGAGATCGTGCCGACCATCGTCATCGATCTGCCCAAGCGCAGCTACGGCCGCACCATCCTGTGGGCGGATCGTGACCACAACTTCACGCCCGCCAATCCGCGCCAGATGCAGATGAACTTCCGGCAGGTCGAGAGCGGCCGGCCGACCCGCACCATCACGTAGTCCCGCGTACACCGCGTCCCCGCCTCAACCACGACAGGAGATACCATCATGCCGCCCGAAACGACCGTCCCGCAGGACGGCGCGGCCCTCGCCCGGTTCGTCGCCGACCATGTGCGCCAACCCCAAATCATCAGCCTCAGCGCCGGCACCGACAAGTCGGCCGCGGTGATGGTGCTGCCCGACGGCTACAAGCCGCACGACCTGAAGCCGTTCCTCGACAAGTTCGCCACCGCGCCCGAACGGCGCGAGGGAGAGACGCTGCTGACGACGGTCGCGTCGTTCGTCGCCTGGGTGAACCGTCACCGCGACGACGGGTCGATGATCTACGCCGAGGACGACATGTCCGAAGCCAAGCTGGTCGCCGTCATCGACCACGACCTCGCGGGGCCCGAGCTCGCGCCGCTCGGCGAGACGCACGAGGCGCATCGTGCCCGCTACGGCCGCTCGCGCGGCCGGTTCGATTTCCCCTTCAGCCGGCCGTGGCAGGAGTGGATGAAGGTCGCGGGCCCGGACGCCGAGGGCATGAAGACGCGCGAGCTCGCGATCTTCCTCGAGCGGCGCATCGGCGACGTGCTGCCGCCGCCGACCTACCAGGACGGCGCGACGCAGGAGATCAAGCTGAATATCCAGGACCCCGAAGTCCTGAAACTGGTCGCCACGCTGGGCAAGAAGCTGGCGTCGCCTTCGGAGTTGGTCACGCTCAGCAAGGGCATCAGCGTCAACGTCGATTCGGAGGCCGAGGCGAAGTACGACCTCGACAGCGGCGAGATCTCGATGGTTTTCCGCGAGCGCAACGGCATGGGCACCGACAAGGTCAAGGTGCCGAACCTGTTCCTGATCGACATCCCGGTGCTGAACGGCGGCGACCGCTGGATGATCGCCGTCCACCTGCGCTACCGCACCGGCGGCGGCTCGATCGTCTGGCACCTCGAGATGCACCAGCCGGAGCGCGTCTTCGAGGAGACGCTCGAGACCGTCGAGAAGGACACCGAACTGGCACCGCTGCGCGGCATCGCGCCGGCGGCGCGCTGAGGAGAGAGGCCGGGTCGGCAACGGCCCGGCCACCCACCATGAACGCCCCCTCGCCCCTGCCCGAAACTTCACCACCGACCGAGCGCGACGCGATCGACGGCATCCTCTGCGATGCGGTCAGCGACGCGATCGGTCGGCACCGTGTCGCTACGCGGGACACTTGGCTCGACGATGTCGACCCGCTCGCCGCCCAGTTGCGCGCCGATCTGCGGCGCTCGAACATCGAGCTCATCAACGTCGTCGCGCCAGGCGCGCGGCGCAGCGACACGGTCCTGCTGACCGTCCACACGCTGGCGCTGGCCCAGCGCAACTGGGCCATGACGCTGCTCGAACGGCAGGCGCCAGAAGGCGTGGCGTTCGTCGCCCACCTGACGCAGCGGCACGACGCGCGCGTCGCCGAGCTGCTGAACGCCAACAACGCCGAGGTCGAGCGCCGCCGCGCGGCCGAGGATCGCGCGATCGAGCTCGAAGCCCGGCTCGCCAGCCACGACGACGCGGCAGGCGACATGCGCTCCGAGATGGATGCGTTGCAGAGCCACATCGCCCACCTCGAGCGCACGGCGGCGGCCGCGGCGCAGTTCGGCCATCTCGCCAGCGGCCTGCGCAAGCTGCTCCCCGATATCGGCGACCAGATCACCACGGCTCTGGCCGCGCTCGACGGCGAGCGGTCGAAGCTGGTCGACGACTTCATCGCCGCGCTGCGGGAGACGACGTGATGGGCGAGCACCTGATCGACGGCGAGTTCCAGTCGGACAAGTATCCGACCACGCCACGCGGCAAGGTCCCTCTGAGTTGCAAGGACCCGCTCGCCCAGGATCTGCTGTGGGCGTATGCCCAGCGCCGGCGCGCGGTCGACGCCGAGTTCAGCGCCGACCTCGAGGAAGCCCTGCGCCTGCAGGGCTACGATCCGGCCACGAAGGAGCGCGGGCCGTTCGTGGTGTCCGATGCCGCGGTGGATGTCTTCTACAAGGCCTTCCTCACGCACGCGGCGAAGGAAGACGGCGTGCCGCCACCGGACTTCGAACAGCTCGAGCGCGACACGCCAGGCGCCGACGTCCAGAAGCTGCGCCGCACGTTCCGCGTCGCGTTGGGCGCCGTGCTCGAAGGCCGGATCTGATGGCCGCCACCTCCCTCATCGAATGGACCGACGCCACCTGGCCGATCGTCCAGGGCTGCGATCCCGTCTCGCAGGGCTGTGTCGGCTGCTACGCCGTGCCGCTGCTGTGGCGGATGATGCACAACCCCAATCCCAAGATCTCGGGCCCGCTGCAGGGCATCGTCGAGAAGCATATCAATGCCGACGGCAAGGCCATCCTGCGCTTCACCGGCGCGATCGCCGAGCGCAACGATCGGCTGACATGGCCCTTCCAGTGGCGGCAGCCGCGGAAGATCTTCGTGCCTTCACACGGCGATCTCTTCCACAAGAAGGTGTCGCGCGACTTCATCGACAAGGTCTTCGCGGTGATGGCGCTGACGCCGCAGCACACCTACCAGGTGCTGACGAAGCGCTCGAAGCGGATGCGCGACTATTGCGCCGATCCGACCGTCGCACGCCGGATCGGCGAAGCGATCGTCTGCGGGATGTGGCCTGACACCGTCGACCAGAATAGCTGCATCGACTGGGAAGCGCCGGCCGAGCCGGCCGAGCTCAAGACGTGGCCGTTGCCGAACGTCTGGCTGGGCATCTCGGCCGAGGACCAGCCGAATCTCGAGGAGCGATGGCCGCACCTCGAGGCGACGCCGGCGGCGAAGCGCTTCCTGAGCTACGAGCCGGCGCTCGGGCCGATCCAGCCCTGGCACATCCAGGGCCACGACGGCCGCTATATCGACGCCCTCGCCGGCGAGCACTGGTTCCCCGGCGCCGGGTCGATCAACTCGCAGACGCGCAGCGGCAAGCCGAAGCTCGACTGGATCATCGCCGGCGGCGAAAGCGGCCCCAATGCCCGGCCGCCGCTGCCACGCTGGTTCACCGAGCTGCGCGACATCTGCCGCGAGCGCGGCACGGCCTTCTTCTTCAAGCAGTGGGGCGAATGGATCGAGCCGGTGCAGCACCTGCCGGCCGAGCATCGCGAGGCCGTGGGCAGCGCCATCGCCAGCGGCCGCTGGACCGACCGCACGCTGCTGAAGGACTGCACCGCGATGGTGCGCGTGGGCAGCGACCGCACTGGCGCCCTGCTCAATGGCCGCGAGCACCGGGAGTTTCCGCAATGAGCGACAACTCCACGCGACTCTCCGATCGGCGATGCGGTACGTGCCGGCGATGGCGGCCGCGCAAGAACCGCGACGACAAGATGGACCGCTGGTACGGCGAGTGCACGGCGCCGAGACCGAATATTCCCGAGGCCTATGGCCTGACCGGTCCGTTCGACAGCTCCAGCGTCACGGGCACCGATTGCCCGGCCTACCGCGCGGGCGGCAAGCACGGGGACAAGCGATGAAGGCCATCTCGCTCTGGCAACCCTGGGCGTCGCTGATCGCGGTCGGCGTGAAGCCCTACGAGACCCGTGACTGGGCGCCGCCGGCGGCGTTGATCGGCCAGCGCATCGCGATCCACGCCGCGAAGAAGGTCGATCCCCACGCGGCACAGATGGCCTACGAGCTGCTGCGCGGTCGATACGATGCCGCGGCGGGTTGCGATGTCGCCCAGCGGTTGCGTGCATCCTTCGAGGGCGCGTCGCCGCGCCTGATGGCCCGCTTCGGCGCCGACCTCATGCCGGTCGGCGCCGTCGTCTGCACGGCGAGACTGCGGGCGGCCTATCAGCTCGGCGGGCGGGCGATCGGCACCCGGTCCGTCGCCATGAGCGTCGCGAACCACATGGGAAGCTGGATACCCGCCGTGGCCATCGATCCGTTCGGCGACTACACGGAAGGTCGTTGGGCATGGCGCCTCGACGATGTGATCACGACGCCGACGCCGCGACCGGCGGTAGGTCGCCAGAAGATCTTCGAGCTGCCGTTCGGGTGGAACGATGACTGACCGACCGCGGGTCGACGACTTCCGCGCCGGCGATACCGTCACCAGCCGCATGCTCGGGCGCGGCAAGGTCACCGCCGTCGACCAGCTCGGCGGGCCCGATCGCTGCGTGCGTGTGACCTACGATCGACGCTGGCCCGACGGCCACCACATCGTCGCCGCCTACGACCAGCTCTGGCTCGACATGCACCCCGGCGCGCTGGTGCGCGGAATCGGCCTCGTCCGATGAGCGTCGCGCCCATCCGCATCCAGCGCCAGCGCACGCGCGGCTGGAGGATGCCGCCGAATACGCTCTATGTCGGCCGTGGCTCGCGCTGGGGCAACCCGCGGCGCGTGGGCATGTATGTCGGTTACAAGGCCGCTGATGCTGTGGCCGACTATCGTCGATGGATCGAACGCGACCCGTCGACCTGGAGCTACGATAACGTCTACGGCAAGCCCCCGACCGTTGATGAGATCCGGGCGGCCCTCGCCGGCAAGAACCTCGCCTGCTGGTGCGCGCTTGGCCAGCCCTGCCACGCCGACGTGCTGCTCGAGCTGGCGAACGCACCCGCGTTCTGACATGCCCGGCACCGCTTCCCCTCGCCTCGTCTCGCGCAAGCAACTGCTCGCCCATCTTGGTGGCATCAGCGGCACCACGCTCGCGCGCTGGATCGACGAGGGTCGGGTGCCGCGCGCGCTGCCCGGCACGACCCGCTGGGATCTGAAGGCGGTCAATGCCGCGCTCGACCGCGCGTCGGGGCTTGTCGGCTTGACGGCCGCCAACGAACCGGGCTTCGATCCGCTCGACGCGGAACGGCAGGAGCTGGACCGCCTGTTCGGAACGGGCCCGGCCGATGACAATGACCGTCCGCCACGTCACTGAGATCAACGGCGCCTATTACTTCCAGGCGCCGAAGCGGCTGCGCGCTGCAGGAATCTCCTCGGAGCCGCTCGGCCGGGACAGGGTCAAGGCCCTCGCGCGCGCCGAGTATCTCAACGGAGAATGGGACAAGCATCGCCGCGGCGAGGGAGGCCCGCCACCGCCGAAGCACGGCTCGATGCGCTGGCTGGTGATCCGCTACGAGCAGGGCGACGACTACCGGGAACTCTCCGACAAGACGAAGGGTTCGGTCGATCCCGCCCTTGCCTGGATCGTCAAACACCTGGGCGGGCACATGGCCGCCGCCTTCGGCCGGCGCCACGTAAAGGCGCTCTTCAAGGAACAGCGCCGCGCCGTCTCGCTCGACTTCGCGCACCGCATCGTGCGCGAGTTGCGCAAGCTCTTCACCCTGGCCATGGACGAAGGCCTGCGCGTCGACAACCCGGCGCAGAAGCTGCGCCTGCCAGGCGCACCGGCGCGCGACCAGAGCTGGCCGGAAACCGACCTGCTGATCTTCGTGGCCACCGCCGACGCGCTCGGCCGCGCCTCCATCGGCGATGCCGCCCTGCTGATGTACGAACTCGCGCATTCGCCTATCGACGCGCGCACCATGCCGTGGACAGCTTACGTCAACGGCGTCTTCCGCTTCCGCCGATCGAAGACGCACCGCATCGCCGGCACCGGCGGCCGGCCCGGCAAGCTGCTCGCCGTGCCGGCCTCCGAACGGCTGGCCGCGCGCCTCGAGCAGATCGGCCGCGGCGAGGGCACTATCGTCGTCTCCGAAGGAACCGGCGAGCCCTACACCGAGCAGGACTTCGTCCACTGGTTCGCCTATGTCCGCTGGGTCGCCGACCTGCCGGCCGAGCTGAAGGCGATGGACCTGCGGCGCTCGCGCTCCATCGAGCTGGGCGAAGCCGGCGCCACCGGCATCGAGCTGGCGGCGGTCACCGGCCAGTCGATCGACCGCTCCCAGCGGATCCTCGATACCTACGTGCCGCCGACCGAGGCGATGGCCAGGGCGGCGATCGACAAGGGCGAAGCCCGCCGGCGGGCCAAAAACGGAACGCGCGGATGAGGCATCGGCGCAAATCGGGAACGAAAGTTTGAAAGGGCGTCCGAAGGGGAGTTTGAAAGGGTCGCGATAGATGGTTTGGAGCCTCGGCATTTCATTATTCAGATCAGCGGGTTATACTCGCCGCATGCCGGGTTAGCTCAGGGGTAGAGCAACCGCCTTGTAAGCGGTAGGTCGTCGGTTCAATTCCGACACCCGGCACCAGGCGCGCGGCCGACGGTCCCCTTCCGGCGGTGCCAACGCGAGGACAAACTGTGCCGGAAACCGGCGCCAAGAAGATCCGCGTCGCCTATCTGGTGACGCACCCCATCCAGTATCAGGCGCCGCTCCTGCGCATGATTGCGGCCGACCGCGACATCCATATCAAGGCGTTTTTCGCCACCGATTTCTCCGCCCGCGCCTTCCACGATCCCGAATTCGGCCGCGCCGTCGAATGGGACGTGCCGCTGCTCGACGGCTACGAGTCCGAGGTGCTGCCGGCATGGCCCGGCACACGCTATCCCGGCAATGCCTATTTCGACGCCTGGCGGCCGTTCAGCCGCGGCCTTCGTCGCCGGCTGCGCGCGGGGCGCTTCGACGCGTTGTGGCTGCACGGCTATGCGCGCCTGCCGCACATCACGGCGATGCTGGCGGCCAAGTCCGCCGGCGTGCGCGTGCTGCTGCGCGACGAGACCAATGCCATCGGCCAGGCGCGCTCGGGCGGCCGTGCCCTCGCCAAGCGCGCGCTGTTCCGGCTGATCGACCGGCTGGTCGATCGCTACCTCACCATCGGCGCGCTGAACGAGGCGCACTACCGCGACCTCGGCATCGATCCGGCGAAGTTCACGCCGGTGGGCTACGCCGTCGACAACGCCTGGTTCCAGGCGCGCATAGCGGAGGCGGCGGTGAACCGCGAGGCGCTGCGCCAATCGCTCGGCCTCGCGCCCGGCCGGCCGATCGCGCTCTACGCCGCCAAGCTGATCGACCGCAAGGCGCCGCTCGATCTCGTCGAGGCCTTCGCCGCCGCGGCGCGCGGGAGCGACGCGGTGCTGCTGATGGCCGGCGACGGCGAGCTGCGCGCGCGGGTCGAGGCGCGCATCGTCGAGCTCGGCGCCACCGAGCGCATCCGCCTGCTGGGCTTCCAGCCGCAGCGCCAGCTCGCGGCGCTGTACGATCTGTGCGACCTCTTCGTCCTGCCCTCGGAGCGCGAGACCTGGGGGCTCGTGGTCAACGAGGTGATGAACGCCGGCCGACCGGTGATCGCCAGCGACCGCGTCGGCTCGGCACGCGACCTGGTGCGCGACGGCGTCAACGGCTTCGTCTATCCCTTCGGTGACATCGCTACGCTGACCGCGCGGTTGCGCGAGTCGTTGGCCGATCGCGACCGGCTCGCCGCCATGGGACGCGAGAGCCTGACCATCATCGCGGGTTGGGGCTTCGAGCAGAATCTCACCGGACTGAAATCGGCGCTGGCCCATCTCTTCCCCGATCGCGGCATCGCGGTGCCGCCGTGA